ACCACCCACGACAGCGAGCGGTCCTGCCTCCACGATTCGCGCATGATCTCGTCGAGCATGTCCGCGGGGACGTAGAGGGACTGCTTGCGCTTGGCGTTCTCGCTCACGGCGGCGGCTTCGGCGGATCTACCGCCGCCTCCTTCGTGAGACGGAGGGCGACCGAACGATCCGCGTCCGTGTTCATCTCGCCGACGCCGATGAGCCCGCCGAGCGTGGCCGCTATTCCGGCGCTCGCGAAGACGACGATCCTCCACGTGGTACCCGGCACGAGCAGTCCGAGTCCACCCGACGTGCCGGCGTAGCCGAGCAAGAGGCTCCGCACCACCCGGCGCTGGACCTGGGGGTGGTAGACGAGCGCGGCGAACGCGCGGCGCAGGAACCCGAATGCGAGCCGCTTGCGCGTCATGCGATCCTCCGGAACGGCCGGTACTTCGCCCCATCGTTCGTCTCGAGCGCGAGCAGCCGTGCTGGTGTCGTCGCCGGCGCGGCCTGCAAGTGGATCCACCCCATCTCGAGGATCACCTGGTCGACGTGCGCGAGCTCGCCGTTCTCGAGCGCGGCGGCGATCGCCCGCATCGCCTCCAGGCAGCCCATCCCGATCGGCTGCACGTCGGCCGCGAGGCCGAGGACGTGACGGCTCGTGGGGCGACCGCCGACGGCGCTATTGAGCCCGGGGCAGCGGAGCCCGCTCGTGACTCGGAGCCCGCGCGCGCCGGCGCGGACGACGACGCCGCGCGTGGGCTCGAAGACGTCGCCGGCGAAGCGCCGCTGCGCGGTCGCGCGAAGCTCGGGGCTATCGCGCCAGAAGCGGTCTTGCTCGGCCACGAAGGCGTGCCTCGATGTCGCCAGGAACTCGGCGACCGTGAGATGGTCCGAGAGGAGATCGAAGGGCGCGAGGAGATCCGTCACGTGTAGGTGGTCCCCTCGTGCGCGAGGATGACGGGGATCGCGAGATCGAAGGTGCTCACCGGATCTCTCGCTCCCCGACGAGCTCCCGCGGATAGGATCGGTAGCCCTCGCTCGTCGCAGCGATGACCACCGTCGGGCAGTTCGGGCAGGCAAAGCGCTCCGCTGGCAGGAAGGTCGATGCGGTCTCTTCGAGCCGCGCCTCGCCGTCACGAGTCATCTCGGCGCCGCAGAGCGGGCACGGTCTCGTGACGGCTGCGGCGAGCTCGACGAACATCCCGGGAGCATGGCACCCGGAGGCTCGGCCCCGGCGAAATCGCCGCCGCCTCTAGCCGTTACAAGGGGCTCGCTGTTCGAGACGCGCGCCAGGGAAGGACGTCATCCCCCCACGGTCCATTCGACCGGCCTGTATCGGGAGACGTAGAGGACTGCTCTGTTGGACACGCTCTCGTCTGAGCGGAGGAAGATCCGCCCGCGCTCAGACCAGGAAGCCCCGCCGTCCGTGGAGACGAAGACGTTTCCGTCCACGAAGATCATCGCGAGAGCCTCGCCGACCCGCCCGCCGGCCTGAGACCCACCGCCAAGCCCTATAGGGTAGACAGACGTCCAGTGCTCGCCGTCGACGGTGTAGACGCACTCCGCACTTCCGAGGGCTACGATGCCACCGCCGGGACGAGGCATGATCTGCCAGGGGTTGTTCGATGGACATTCTAGCGTCCAGACCGCGGCATTCGCGTCGGAGGAGTAGACGCCGCCGGGATAGTCGTCGCCGTTGAATCTGCCCAGCGATACGCCGAGCCACCGGCTGCGCGGCGCGTCCCACATGAAGTCCCAGAAGTCCGGACCACCTCCCGGATTGCGGACTTCCCAGCTCTGCCCCTTGTCCGTGGACCGATAGATATACTGCAATCCGGGCTGATAGCCCCACGGATCGCTCTCGTACTGGCACGTCAGAATGGAGTCCCCACCGTCCCAGCCTAGCCCGACGGCGGCGACCCCCGCCATGCGTTGTGGGCTCGGCGTCCAGTTCTTGCCATCAGGAGCTGTGGCGCAGAAGTACGGGGCCTCATCGCCCCCTTGGTAGCCGACGGCTAGGAATCTATCCCCGATCCACGCCACGTTTTGGAATGCCACCCCTTGCCAGAACCCGGGCATATCGCCCGTAGCCCAGACGCCGTCCGTCAATGTGGCCCAAAACGTGCCCTGAAGCAGGCAGTAAACGGCGCCGTTCCATGCAGCGTCGCCCGCCCCTCCCACCGCCCCCTCGGGCATCGTGAACCCCGGGACTGCGGAAGTGAGATCGGGCAAGATTTCGACGGCAAACGGGATGGGGTTGCCTCCAGCCGAGGGAGAGGAGAACCCGCCCAAGACGGCGAACGGAGGGCCACCCGCCAGCGCCCCGAGCGGCCAGGGTGGTCGCGGCGGCGACACGTCCTCCGACGGGGTGGCCGCGTCCTGGACGAAGGCGCAGGCGTTCAGCGCACGCACCTTGGAAGTGAAGTGCGACGCGGGCTCGCGTTCATCCATGACGAACGCTGACGCGTTGGGGTCGGTGGCGGGCGAGACGAGGAAGCGCGTGCGGGGCTTGTCAGCGTCGAGCACGAGCGGCAATCGCGGCGCCTGCTGTAGAAGGACTTTCGCGGGCCCGCTCTGCGAGCCGATCTCGAGTCCCTCCACCGTCCCGTCGCTGTGCTGGATGTAGATCTTGGACATGCGACCTACTCGCTCCATCCCTCTTCTGTCGGGTTGTCGTAATCGTTGGCGTAGTAGCGATCGTCGTAGTTCACGGCCTTGACGACGCTCGTGAAGGTGCTCTTCGCGTCCTTCTCCGTGACGAGAAAGGCCCTCGCAATCGGGCTCCCGTCGGGCACGATGTCGAAACGCGCCTGGCCAGAGAGGTCACCGTCCACAGCCAGGGCCAGCCGAGGCGCGCCGGCGAGCACCACCTTGTTGGACGCGCTGCCGGCCGAGACGTCGAGCGACTCGATCGTCCCGTCGACGTGCTGGAGGAAGATCGTTGGCACTTTAGAGGGTCACTGGCCGCGACAGGGTGAGCTCGAGACCGTCCTGCGCCGTGACCTCGCCGTCCTGCGTCCCGGCTCGCGTGTTGTCCGCCACCAGGATGCGGTCGAGCAGCACGAGCAGATCCGCTTCCTGCGTGGCCTCGAACTCGACGGCGATGTTCTGGTAGCGGATCTTGTTCCAGATCCGCCACGCCTGGTAGTACGCCTGCACCCGCGAGCGCACGCCGATCGAGTCCACCTTCTTGGGGTTACGCGCCGAGAGGTCCTCGGGGATGTAGTATTTCACTGGCGCGTCGTCGACCGGTGAGACGTAGGAGAACTCGACCCCATCTATCGCGTCCTGATTGCCGAAGCGAACAGTCCGCGTTTCCGTCCCCGGGACCTTGTTCCGGTGATTGAAGAGGAGGACGCTGTCCTGCGTCTCCTTCTCGAAACTGAGCCGTATCTGAGAGCCGCGGCGGTAGGCCAGGCAGAACACCGCCATCGCGACCTGAGCGAGGCTCTCCTCGAAGGAGACATTGTCCTGGTCGAACGTGTAACAGAACTGCACGCACTTCGAGCCACCCGGGAAGTACGTCTCGACCTCGGCGATGGTGCTGTAGATGTTGTCGAGGTCGAGCTGGGAGTAGTCGGGCGTCACGCCGTCCGGGAGGACCCGTCGGCCGATAAAGGGATCGGTGCAGATGGCCACGATGATGTCATCGGCACGGATGGTCGGTTGTGGCTCGCTGAACGACGTATCGTAGTAGCGCGTCGGGATCTTGCGGGTGGCGAGCATGTTGAGCTTTCGCTCGTTCATCCTCCGGGCGTCGCGCGTCGCCCGGGTGACGGAGTAGACCGTCGTGACGTCCCCGAAGTGCTCCTGGGGGACAGGGGCCACCGCATACAGGTCGGCCCACTTGATCGTGTCTTCGTAGGAATAGCGCTGGTAGTTGTAGGGGTGATCGCGCAGCGTGGCGAGGCGCGCGCGTACGGTGCAGTACCCGCCGGTGGCGATCTTGGCGGTGAGCGCCCGCTCAATCTTGGTCCCGGCGGAGCCGTTCAGGAAGACCTCCGTCACGTTGGGCGTGTCGGTCGGCGCGCCGGTCGCGTCGGTCGGGGTGATCTCGACCTGGATCACGGTATTCCACTGCGATTGCGGGGGCTCCGCCTCGTTGTCGTTACGATACAGCCCCTGCGGCGCCAGCAAGTTCACGAAGACGCGCGTTGCGTCGGGGACATCGACGAAGAACGGGCCAACCCAGTTCCCGCCCGCATCGGCGCCCTTGATGTATCCCCCGGGTCCGCCGGTATTGACCGGGTTGGTGGTGTATATCATCCACCAGTCCTCGTTCACGCTCTGCGCATCGACGAGATAGATGTATCTCGGCGTGACGGACGCGATGACATAGGTGCCGGCAAGGTTAACTCCACCTGTCGTGAGCGCCACGTCGATGCTCTGCCCTTTGACGAAGTAGTCGGTGAAGTCCTGCGCCGACCCGAACGCGAGGCCGATCCAGTGTATATGTCGACCGTCGATGTCGACTCCATCGTTGCCGACCTGCATGTCCGAGGGGTTCGCGTTCCAGAAGGTCAAGTTCGGCGGCTTCAGTTGTTGGCCGTTCACGCCAGAGATTCGCTTCACGTTGAGCACCGGCTCAGGAAGCGTCCGACCGGGGGGGAGCGAGATGATGGGCGTCCCAGAATTGGGCGACGTGTTGGGATCGTAGATGAGAACGGTGTTCGCGTCGATGTCCGTGATCGGGGTCGTGCCTTCCCGAATGCTGGGCACGTCGATCTCGTAGCTCCCGCGGCCGAGGCACATGTAGCAATACTCGACCTCGGTGTTCCCCTCGTAGACTCGATACGGCACGGCCACGAGATCCGGAATGGCGCGCACCTGACCGAAGATGTCGGGGATCCGCCCGTTGATGCGCTCCGAATTGCTGCGGTTGGACAGGCTGTTAGCTGCCGCGCCCGGAGGGGTCTGTGATGGCGTGCTCGGCCGCAAGAGAAAATAAGTGGCGACAGATGCCGCCACCGCGACCACCGCCAGGACTATGGCGGCTACCTCGATGCCCGTCCCCGGGTAGACCACCACGTAGAACGGCCCTGCCAGTTCCCCCAGCTTCTCGATGCCCCGCTCGTCGGCGGGCGTGACGTCGCAACAGAGCGCGACTTGCTCATGGTAGATGCGCGCCCCCGCCGGCCATTGCGGGAAGCTCTCCATGAGGAACTCCCGGATGTCCGGGACCTCATGCCTCGTCCACGATGATGGGTCGAAGGGATCCTGCGCGAGCGTGACCGTCTTCAGCATGAGTAGTACCTCACGATCTCGAACCCGAGGGCGGCTACCTCCAGCGGCTGGAACTGCACGCCCCGCTCCCGAATGTGCAGGACGCGCCCGCGCGCGAAGACGCCCACGTGCGGTTCCCCGCGCCGCCGGCTCATGAAAACGAGACATGGGCTCTCGGGCGTCTCGAGCCGGCGGAACGCATCGAAGTGGCGCTTCCCGAGCGTCCTCGTCTCCGGGTCAAGGACGCCCGCCAGGCGCTCGCCGATGTCCACGCCGGTGAGGTCGAGCATGACGTCGCGCGCGAAGTGGAGGCAGTTGTACCGGCGGTGGTCGTAGGCCCGCGCGAGGTATTGATCGAAGCTCGCGATCATGACGTGAGAAAGCCCCTCAACATCGGGAACCTGGCAATAGAATACGCCTCCCCCGTCTTCGTCACGTTCACGGACGGCGCCTTGGCCTCGAAGGACGCGCCGTCCTTGGTGAAGCTGAACGTCTCCACCTCGAGCATGAGTGCCGGGAAGAGCGGGGCCGAGAGGTCGTCCGAGCGGTAGCAGCGGTAGATGATGGTGGGCTTCGTCGAGAAGCCGCCCGCGGCGGCGACGGCGTCGAGCTCCGTGGGCAGGATCTCGCCCAGGTCGCCCAGGTCCACCCGGATGCCCGAATCGAGGTTGTCCCGGTTCCCGACCGGGGTCATCTGCAGCGGGTAGTAGTCGAAGGTCGCGTCCGTGGAGTCCTCGAGCGTCACGGTGACGCCGGCCACGGCGTTGCGTACGATCCGGTACGTCCTCGAGAATGCGGGGTGCGAGATCTCGAGGAGCTCGAGCTGGACGACGTCGGTGCGCGAGTTGAGGAAGAACTCCGAGTAGCGGCTCATGGCGTCACCGCGGGCTCGACGAAGAGCTCGGCTCTCACGACGTAGGTGAGCCCCGCATACTCGGAGAGGCCGAAGGTCCCAGGCGCGAAGCAAACCCGGTGCTGGGTCGGCACCGCCTCCTCGAAGATGAGATCGAGGAGGAACGGGAGGCCCTTGTTCGTCCCGTAGAACGTGCGGAGCGTCACGTAGTCGGTCGTGCCCACCGTCCACTGGACCTGCATCTTGGCCCAGGCGCCGATGACGTCGAGCCGGATGCGAGGGGCTCCGCCGGCGAGCTCCACGGAGAGGACCTCGGGGCCGTCGAGGAAGCTGTACCCGCTCTTGTCCGGCGGGATGGTGAGCTTCGCGAGCGCCACCTACCGCCTCCGCGGGGCCGTCGTGCTCGTGCCGAGGGCGCTCGAGGTGCGGCTGTTGGGGTTCCGCAAGTCGGCAGCGATGACGCTCGGGCCTTCCTTGTGGAGCGTCTTGCGCGCTTCGTCCCGAGCCATGATCCGGACCTCGGAGGGCGAGAGCTGCTGCACCTCGAAGGCCTTCGAGGTGCCGTAGTTCTGGATGGAGACGTTCATGGACGCGCCGCCGCGGCCGCCAGCGCCCGACGACACCGCGCGGCCGGCGTTCATCGCCTCGAGCAGCGGGCGGTTTCGGGCGGTCGCGTCCGCGTTCATGACGAACTCCCGGCCGTGGACCACGCCGGCGACGTCGTGCCGCCCGACGTCGCCCGTGTACCCGCCCGATTCGAGCGAGACGCCTCCCGCGACGGCGAGCCCTTCCGAGAGCGCGACCGTGCCGGCTATGGCAGCAGCTGCCGGGGCAGCGTTCGCGCCGAACGTGGCGAGGGAGACGTAGGAGGCTGCAGTAGCCCATGCCGCGGCCGTCGTAGCGGCCATCCCCGCGCTCGCCGCTGTCGCGGCCTCGCCGGCGGCTGTGCCGATCGTCGCGTTGAGGACCATCTGGATGCCCATCTTGATGAGCCCGGCGAGGAGTGCGGCAAGGCCCTCCTGCGCCACCTGGTGCAGCGCGTCCCCGATGTTCTCGCCGAAGACGATCCCGCGCGCGGTCGCCTGGGCGAATCCATCCTCCAGACTGTTCGTGAGCGTCCCGAACTCCGCTCCGGCGCGGGCGGCGAAGTTGACCGTGGCCCTCTCCATCACCCCGAGCTGTTGCACGTAGCCGTCGGCGAAGCTGCCCCTCCCGGCGTCCAGGCGGAGGCGCATCATCTCGAGGGCGTATCGCTGGGCGGAGATCGCCCCGCGCTTGAAGAGATCGTCGAGGGCCTGCTCGCCGCGGATGAACTTCTGCTGCGGGCCCTGGATCTTCTCGAAGATCGCATCGCGTTCCTGCATGACCTTGTTGGCCTCCGCGATGGACGCGATCGAGGATCGTTCCGCCGTCCCGAGCTCCTTCGTGACGGTGACGCCGGCGGCCTTGAGCTGCTTCTCTTCGGCGAGCCACTTCGATTCGGCCTCGCGAGCCTGGGCGTCGAGATGGAACCCGGCCACCTCCTGCTCGCGTGCGCGGCGAACAGCCTCGAGAGGGTGGATGACGTCCTTCAGCTTCTCGCCGAGCTGCCCGAGATACGTGAGGCGCTGGGCCTCGGTGATTGAGCCCTCTGCCTCGGCCTTCTGCAGAAGCCTCTCGGCTTCTGTGAGCTTGCGAAGCGCAGACTCGGCGGGCGCGACCTCGTCGATGATGCCGTGGGCGCTGCCGCCCTTCCTCCCGAGCTGGATCTCTTCGGCCATGGCCTTGCGCTGCAGCGCGGCCTGCGCCTCCCCTGAAGCATCGATGATGCGCTGCTGGTCTTCCGCCGCTGCGTTCGCGTTCTCGAGGAGCGTCCGATCGCGCTTCACCTGTTCTTCCACCAGGGCCGCGTCGAGGCGTAACTGGATCGCCTCCTGCTCGCTGGCCGAGGCGAGCTGCGCCTCGGTGAGCGCGCGCCGCGCCGCCTGAGCCTGGTCGAGCTCGGCCTTGTAGGCGAGCTCGCGACCCTGCGCAATGTCGATGGGCGCGGCGAAGCCGGCGAGCTTGCCCTTCATCTCTTCGAGGCCGGCGACCTGCGCGTCGATCGCCTTCAGGCGATTGTTCTGGATATCCCAGGCGAAGGTGGCTTTCGTCTCGGCGTTCCGCACATTCTCGACCTCGACGCGCTCGCGCTTGAGCGCTTCCGTCTGGGCATCGATGTCGGCCGTCTGCTCCCGCGTCCAGGTCTGCCCCTTGGATCGCGCCAGGCTCTGATCGTTGAGACCGGCTGCGGCTCGCTTGGCCGCGTCGGCGCGCTGGTGCTCCTCGCTCTCCAGGACGGCGGGGACCACCTTTTCGATGAAGTCGATGGAGATGCGGATCTTCTTCTGCTGGAGAACGGCGAGCTCGTTCTGAAGCTGATTCAAGTGTCGGATGAGCTCATCCACCTCGGTCTTCACACCGAGCGCGTGTTTGAAGTCGTCCCAGGGCCCGCTCGCCGCAGCGACCTTGGTCTTCACCGCCGTCATCTCGTCGCCGAGCCTGCCCGCCTCTTGCTGGATGGAACGGAATTGGCTCGTGATCCAGGTCTCGCCTTTCCCTCTCGCGTTGAGACTGGCGATGAACTCCTCCACCGCCTCGCGTCCCTCGCGCAGCATGCCCGCGTACTTGGCCGCAGCATCAGCCGCCTCGAACTGCAGCTTCTTCTGCTCCTCGAGCTTCTCGCCGAGCAGTTGCAGTCCGGCCATCACCACCTCGATGGCGAAACCGATCCCCAGGCCGCCGATCATCGCGCCGGCGAGGAGCCGCATGCCTTCCCCCGCCGCAGAGGACGCGGGGATGAGCCCGTTGAGTGATCCCGCAAAGAAGTTCACGAGCCGGTTCTCGGCCACGATCTCCTTCTTCAGGGAGAGGAGCCCGCCCGTGTGCCGTTCGTGTCCCTGAGAAGCCCCCTCGCCAGCCTTCTTCAGCGTCGCGAGCTCACCCGAAAGTCGTTTCACCTCCGCCTCGAGCGCCGCGCTGCTCACCGTGGCCCCGTCCGCGCCCTTCGCGCCCAGCTTGAACGCCGTGGCGGCTTCATTCATCCCTACGCCCACGACCTCGACGCGGTCGACGAGGCTGCCCATCCGCGTCGCGAGCTGACCAATTTCAGTCTGCAGCGCGCCGGAAGTGGCCTGGCTCGCCTTGAACGCCGCCATGAGCGCGTCGACGTTCGAGGCACTCTTCTCCGCCGACACGCCGAGCTCGTCGAGATTGCGCTTCACCGTGCGGGAGCCGGTCTCGCTGACGACGATGTCAATGACCTCGGCGCCCATCAGGACTCCTCCATCTCGAGATCCCCACAGATGCCCTTCGCGTTCTTCAGGGCTGCGGCCGCGCGCACGACAGCGAGTTCCACGAAGCCGGCCGGTGCCTGGGACGAATGCCCCGCGTTGAGCCTGCCGATGTAGGGCAGGTTGTTCGTGATGTGGATCTCGGAGCCGCCCTGATAGCTGGCGACGACGCTCCGAGCTTGGTCAAGCGCCTCCTGGACGCCGCCACCGGGCGACGACGGCGCGGGAACCTCCTCGGCCGGGGCTGCACCCACGCCAGCGCGCCAGTTGGCCCTGGCGCGACCGGTCTTGACCGGGGTCGCCATCACCACGGCGGTGTCGATGAGGAGCGCCACCCTGCGCACCACCTCGTCGGTGTTCGCGACCACCGCCTCGCCGCGGAGCCGGATGGACTTCGCGAAGCCTCGCAGGTCACCCATGACTGACCCCCTTCGATTCTCTCGCGCGCGCCCAGGCGAGATAGCCCTGGTCCATCGCGCGCACGTGGTGGAAGAGGTCCTCGCGCTGCTCGCCCTCGAAGGCGTTCGCCTCGGCGTAGCGGTCGATGGCGGTCCACGGGATCGGTCCTTCGCCCCAGCCCGACGTGCGGCAGGTCGCGAGCTCGAGGAACGCCACGTAGAAGAGATCGAGCCCTGGGGCGAGCTCGGGCGCATTCGCGATCTTCTCCGGCAGGGGCATCTTCGATCTCTGGCAGTCCCGTGCGATGAGCTCCTCGAGCGGGCCCTGCTCAAGCTGGTAGAGCAGGACCTCCGTCAGTTTCCCGAGTCGGCCTCCCGCTCCATCGCCCGGAACGGCGCCAGGCGGTTCGCCTGCAGGCGCACGTCGGCGAAGAGCTCGGGCAGGTCCGTGAGGATCTTCACCACGTTCTCGCGGGTGAAGGGGAGCTTTGCGCCCTGCTCGTCCTCGACGTTCTCCCAGGCGAGCACGACCGCCTCGGCGTAGAGCTCGGCGTAGAGCCGCTCGGAGGTCTTGTCGTCGAGCGTGCCGAGTTGCATCTGGCGGCGGTAGGGCTTCGTCTTCGTCTCGAACACGCGGCCGTATTTGGCGTTCGAGCCGCCCGCGCGCGCGATCTTGATGCGCGCTGGCGGCTTGCCACCGGCGGTCGCGTACTCGAGCCACACGCCTTCCCTCTCCGCCGCCTCGTCGGTGCGGAATATCTTGTAGAGCGACATGGCTGCTACTCCGCGATCGTCGGCGTGTAGGGGAACACGGTGACGAGGAAGGTGTGGTTGAAGACCGGATCCGCCGCCGCGTTCATCTCGAGCGGCAGCGTGATGGGCTTGTCCTTCTCCACCGCCAAGCGGCCATCGCCGAGCGACACGAGCGGCACGTCGAAGACCATGCCGGCGTTCTTCTTGGCAATGGCGACGTCGATCGTCGTGTCCGCGTTGGCGCGCACGGCTTTTACTCCGGTCATGTCGGCGAAGTAGCAGGTGACCTTGCCCGAGATGTCGAGCGTCCCGACGTTGATGTCGAAAGCGCCGAGCGTTCCGATGGCCTTGGTCGGCCCCACGTTGTTCTTCACGACGAGCGAGAGGTCGGTCGCGAAGGCGAAGAGCGCGGTGGGAGCGGCGGTGGTCGGGTCCACCTGCGCGAGCTTGATGCGGGAGAAGTCCGAGCTCGTATTGAAGGCGTCCTCGGACACGAGCGCCGGTCGTGTGCCGCTCTTCAATCCCGCCGTCCCGTCGCGCTGCTCGAGGTCGCAGGCGATGAAGGAGAGGTCCGCCGTCACCTTGTCCGCCTGCTTCACGTTGATCGTGAGCTCGGAGGCGACCGCGCCCGTGAGGACCTCGCTCATGGTGCCATTGGCATCCGTGCCGACCGACCGCTCGAGCTGATAGGTGCGCCGCTTGATGAGCGCCGGGGTCGCTTCGTTCTTCACCACCGTGCCGAAAAAGATCCGGATGTTCTTGCCGGTGCCGGTCTCGGCCTGGGGCGTGAAGCTCGTCTTGTCGAGGTCGATGTACGAAGCCGCGACGGCCTTCACGCGCGCGAAGCCCTGATTGTTCGTGAACTGGTTGGCCGCGACGTCCCCACCCAGGAAGATCCACTCGCCGGGAATGAGGCCGAGCGTCGTGAAATCGAAGGCGCCAGAGGCGCGATTGAGCCGCGGGAAGCCGCCGACCATGGTCACGTCGAGCGTGGCGACCGTGAACTCGTATCCCACCTGCTGCACCATCGCTGCCGCTGGAGGCGTTGCCTCGGCCGTGAGGCCGGCGGTGGTGAGGAGCCCGGAGGCCACGGCGCTGAGCTTCCAGAGCCCATTGTTCGCGGACACACCGAAGCCGGAGGACTTCACGAGGGCGGAGACGAGGAACGTCCCGAGACCGGAGACCGCCGAGAACGTGGTGCTTGTGACCGCTGTCATCGCGATGGCGGCCCCGTTGAGCGGGCTCGTCCCGATCTTCTCGCGCGCGTCCGCGAACAGGAACCCCTGCAGGAGCCGGACGAGGTTCGATTGCGTGAGGTCCGTCTCGAAGGCGCCCGAGGCCTCGAGATCCGTGATGGTGCCCTTCCGGCGTTGGCGGGACGGGTCGATGGGAGAGCGCGCGACGGTCGTGAGCTTGCCGCCGAAGTCGGTGAACTTGTTGGGCTCGAGGGGATACCAGACCGGCGTGCCCGGGAGCGTCTTCAGGGACGCCTCTTCGGCGTAGCGCAAACCGGTCGCGTTGGAGTCTTGCTTGTTCGCCATGTGTGCTTCACCTCATACTGGTCGTCGTACTGGTCACTTCACTTCGTCGTACTGAAACTGCACCACGGCATTCACCTGAAACCAGCCCTTGTCCGGGCCCACTTCCTTGATCGTGGCGTTCCTGAACCACACGCCGCCCGGTGACGCTTTCCCTTCAAATGCGTCCTTGGCGACCGACGCCAGGGCCTCGGCCAGGGTGGGCCCGCGTCTTCCGCGCGGCGCGAAGCACTGCACGGTGACGATGCCGTCCCGCTCGAATCGGCGTGTGCCGGTGTCGCTCGCGAGGGACCGCTGCCGCCCGCTCGCGTGCAGGATGGTCACGCGTGCGAAGGCATCCGATTGCGCCGGCGGGCCGCTCTTCTCGACCCCTTCCCAGAGGAGCTCGGGGGCCGCCTCCGGCGTGCCGACGACGCCTCCGGCCCGCGCATTCCAGTAGGAGGCCAGCATCGCGCACATCTCGTCGCGAGCTTCGGCCGCGGTCACTGGCGCACCTGGAGCGTGTAGAGGATGTCCTCGCCGTTCGGCGAGAGGATCTCGACGTGGACGATCTTCCAACGATCCTCGTCCACACGGACCTCACCAGAGAGCTGCGGGGGCGAGGCGAGCCCGAGTGCAGCGACGAGCACCTTGCGATCCCCCTCGTGGATCGTCGTCCCGTCGATGAGGCGCTCGGCGTAGGAGAGGAAGACCGCCGATGCCGTCTGCACGTCCTCGGGAGCGTAGTCCGCGCGCCATGGGGTCGCGCCGTCGAAAGGGAGGGGCTCGCCGAAGGAGACGAGCTCGACCAGGCGCCCGTTCTTCTTGATGAGCTTCTGCGCGCTCTCTTGGGCCCGGCTGAAGGTCGCCACGTCACACCCTCGTGGTCGAGACGCGACCCCATGAAGAACTGAAGAGAGGCGCGAGGAGCGCCTCCACCTTGGGCATGACTGGGAGCGGGTTCCCGGCGTTGTCCCCTACTGCGTAGACGGTCGTGATGGGCCCGATGGTCTCCTGGCGCACGGCCGGGCCGCTCGTCGTCGGGGTGGGGTCCTGCGTCTGGAGCTCGACCGCGAGCTGGCACTGGGCGAGCTTCAGCTCGCTGGGGATCGTTGTCGGGTCGACCGTGTACCCGTCGACGTCGATCCCGGTGCCGTCGGCGTTCGTGCGCGGCCACTGTAGGTAACCGGACCCGTTCGCCTTGTTGCCCTTGAAGCGTCCTCGCAGGCCTTCGAGGTAGTCAGTGCCCTTCGTGAGGAGTTGCTCCAAGGCCGGGTCCCCGGACGGCAGCGTGAGGCCGCGCGCGGCGGCATACGCGCGCGCCTCGGTGAGCGTGACGTAGCTCGTCGCGCCGGCGACCCCGCTACCGTCCTCGATGACGAGCGCCATGGGCGGTTACGACTCACGTTCTACGCGAGGTCGACCGTCTTCCAGGCGGCGCCATCCCAGACGTGGATCGCGCGCGTGACGGTCAGGACCACGCACATGAACCCCGCGGGGAGCGCCGCCGTCCCGCCGTTGGCGGTGACGAAGGCGTCGCGCGCTGTCGTATCGGCGAAGGTCGGGGCGAGGACCGACGTCGGGTCCAAGTAACCCTTTGCATCCCGACCGGGGAAAGAGCCTGAAGCCATGCTGTGCTCGCTTTCCGTGCCGCGGCGTTACTTCTTGGCCGGGCCCTTCGGGTCTGCCTGGGGTGCGGACAGCTCGATACCCTTCGCCTCGGGCGCCTTTGCCTCGCCTGCATCGGCACGCGGGAACTTCGCGAGATAGGCCTTGGGCGCCAGGCCCGCGACCGCGTCGCACGGCTCGAGCGCCGAGTCCTCCTGGTAGAGGCTCACGTTCCGGAACCTGCGGGTATTGAGCTTGCCGGCGGCTTGAGTCTCTTCCGCCGTCGGCGAGGAATCGGCGATGAAGTACAGGATGCGCCGTTCTTTCTGGATTGCCATCGAAAGACTCCTTTGCTGTCCTCGGGAAGACGCTCCTCGGGTACCCCGGTGCGCCGTTCAAGCGTGCCGTGCTAGTTGGTCTTCACCACGATGCCGCAGAGATCCTTGGCGTTCGAGGCGTACTTGTCCCAGTTCGTCCCGGTGCCGAGGGCCGTGTCGTTCGGCGAATGCCCGCCGTTCGTCTTGTCCCACTGAAAGCCCATCACGCCCACGTTGTACGACCACTCCGCCTGGTAGGTCCGCTTGATGTTCTCGTCGCCGTTGATCGTCTGGATGTTGTCCTCGAAGTCGGCGTTCTGATCGACCATGAGTCCGGCCGGGACAACGCCGATGGCGTGATATTTCGTCGAGGCGAGCAGGGACGCCGAGTCGGTCATCACGAGCGGATTGCCGAAGCCGTCGGAGGTCACCTTCACGTTGCCGAAGTTGAAGAGCAGGTTCGAGTTGGAGAGCGCGGCCCCGTAGATGTCGAAGAGCTGCTTCGAGTGCAGGACCCAGCAGGCGACGTTGTCGGCGCGATCGCCGAGCTTGGAGCGGCCGGTGTTGAGGATGGCGAGCGTCGCCGTTCCGGGGCCCACCGCGGTGGCGTCGTAGTAGTTCGAGGCCTCGTTCACGAGCGCGACGCGCGCGCAGAGCAGGGCCGCCGAGAGCATGTCGCCGAGGGTGTCCTTCGCCATCTGACCGCCGACGACGGCGCCGGCCTCCTCGGGGGAGGAGAGGATCCACCGGAGCATGCCCGGGTCGACGCGGATCGGGGCGATGCCGGCGGCGACCTTGACCGAGGTCTCGAGCAGCTGCGTCAGCACCTTCTCGGTCACGGCCCCCGAGCCGTAGGCGTTGCGGCGGCGGACGAGGCCCTGGATCTTGGCCCAGATGCTCGTGTCGGAGTAGTCGCCGTCGTGATTGCTGGCGCGGAGCACGATGCCGCCGCGCGTCGCCGCGTTGAAGAGCTCGACGTTGTACGCGAGGATCTCCGACATCGTGCTGCGGGAGTATTCGGTGAAGACCTGCAGGTCGCTGAGAGCCATCCTGTGCTGCCTCCGGCGAGCTCGCTCGGAGTCGCCTTCCGGTGGAAAGAGTCCGATGAACGCCTGCGGGAGCACAGCTTCCGCCGCCGCCAGGGGCACCGCCACCGTGGCTTGACCGTAGAAGCATCCCAGGAAGACGAAGGGCCCAGGCGAAATCGCTCCGCCGAGGGCCCGCGCGAGGGATGTGCTGCAGGGCTACCCGCCGGCCGCCTTCATCTCCTTCTTCCACTTCTGCCAGGCCACCACATCCTTCGGCGAGGCCTTGTTCGGGTCGAACTTCGACCAGTCGCGGGTCTGGCTTCCGCCGCCAGCGCCGCCGCCGCCGCCGCCCGACGCGCCGCCTCCGGACCCCCTCGATCCGATGATGACCTTCGCGAAGCGCTTGTCCGCGCGGATCTCCTTCTCGAGCTCCTCCACCGTCGCCGCCGAGGGCTTCCCCTCTGCGTCGAGGACGCGAAGCACGTAGCCTTCGGTCGTCTTCTCGGCGACGAGGCGCTTCTGGATGATCGGCAGCATCAGGTCCGGGGCGTCCGAGATCTTCGCCGCGAGAGATACCGCGGTGTTGTCGACGAGGAGCTTCTTGACCGTCCCGAAGGCGCTATCGCGATCGGCCGTGAGCTCATCCTCTCTCTTCTTCATCCGCTCCTGGTAGCTCTTCTCGAGCCGCTCCACGTCCGTCTTCGGGATCGCGCCCTTGAGCAGGCCGTCGTGGTCTTCCTGGAGCTTGGCGTACTGCGTCTCGAGCTCCTTGCGCTTCTTCTCCTCCTCATGGCGCTGCTTTTTCTCGTGGTCGCGCGCGCGCAGGGCCGGCCCGATGTCCTCGTCATGGAGGAACGCGCCCTCGACGGTCAGGCGGTAGTGCTTCTTGCCGTTCTCCTCGACTTGCTCGTATTCCTTCGCGAGATCCGCCGGCACACCGTCCAGGGTCTCGAGCTTCGCCTTCACTGCCATGGAGCACCGCTCCCTTTCTTCCCGCCACCGGCGGGGACCTTCGGGTTACTCGAGCCCCGCCTTCGAGAATGCCCCGGGCGCTTTCGCCCGCATCTCGTCGAGCGTGAGCGGCTCGAACGTCCGGCCGAGATTCAAACGGGCGAACTCCTCGGCCGAGAGTCCTCCGTTGCGCAAGAGCTTGCCGCGCGTCGCTCCGATTGCGTCGTCCTGGAAGGCCGCCGGCTGCGTCTTCAACCACCCGTAGTAGGTCTGCGACGCGGGCACCTGCGCCCCGCCGCTTGCGCCCTTCGATGCGCGCGTGCCGCCCCCGAGGAGCTCGAGCGATTCGTCCATCTCCGAGACCGTGCAGCATCGGCAAGAGAGATGCAGGGGCGGGCGCGGGCCCTTGCCGAAGGGGAAGGTCTGCTGGTCGAGGGCCCCGCACCGCTCGCAGGTCGCGTTGTCGAGCGTCGAAATCCAGCGTTCGCCGGTCACGATGTCGCTGTTCGCCTCGAAGATCGCCGAGCGGGCCGTGCCTGAGACGTGCTGCACGGAGGTCCGCACCAGGGTCTCCATGTTCCGGCGCACGCCAGCGGCGACGCCGTCGGCGTAGCCCCTGGCCCTCGTACCCCGGATTGCCCTCACCGTCTCCTCGATGGTGAAGCCCTGCGCGTGCGCGTTGCGGATGACGCCCTCGACGGCATCGAGCGTCGTCTCCGTGAAGTCCCGGATGAAGGGCTCGAGGAGCTTCCCCTTCGCCCGGACCGGGTGCTCGAGGGCGGCTTTCCACGCATCCGCGGCCGTGACGGTCCCGATCGTGACATCGCCGACGATCGCGCGATCGAGCGCTGTCGCCGTGAACTCCGTCTCGTGGGAGGCGACGTCCTTGAGCTTCGCCGTGAGGTCGTCCTGCCACGGCGTGATGACCGCCTGCTCGGCCCTGAAGATCTCCCTGATGAGCTGCTCCATCTCGGGCTGCGAAAGCTCGGCGAGCGGCTTGTTCGCCGCCTGGAGCTTCTGCGTGGCGAGACGGATGTACTTCTCGAGCTCGGGATCGAACTCCTGCACGAGGCCCGACTTCGCGCGCTCGAGGTACACCTGGGCCCGGGTGAGGATATCGACGAGGTATTTGGAGATCGCCATGCGCTACGCCTCGACTCCTCGGGCGAGCGATGCCACGATGATCGCCCACTCGAGCCTCTGCGCTTCGTCCTCGAGCACGTCCCGCGTCGTCGTGAAGACGTCCTCGGACCCGATGATCAGGACACCCGGGTTCCCGTCGCCGTTCTCCGCGAAGGCGATCGCGCGCACCCCGAGGCGCGCGAGCTCGGCGAGGACGGCGACGAGCGACACGGAGACGGTCATGCCGTTGCCACGAGCGTGCGCCAGACAGGTCACGCCGCCGCCCCTCCAGCCCCGCCGCCGCCGCCTCCCGCAGCGCCCGCCTCACCACCAGCGCCGGGCATCCCGGATTCGCGCTCGAAGGCGAAGCCAGGCCTCGCCGGGTTCGCTGCGATCTCTTCCTTGGCGGCCTCGTCGTCGAGCGTGGCGACCCCCGCGGTCCGGAGTTGGGCGCGCATCTCGGAGTAAGAGATCGCAGCCCCCTGCCACTCGGCTATGAGTTGCGCGCGATCCTGGGCGTTCATCATCGCCGCCGGGAAGTCGCGATTGAGTGCGTAGCAGATCTCCTGCTCGGCGGCCGGCTCCTCGCCCTCACCCGGCGCGGCCGGCTCGGAGAAGCTCGCCCCCATGAACATGGCGCACCATTTGAGCGCCTCGGTGTAGGCGTCCGACACGTTGGCCGCGATGGATGACAGGAGAGACGAGGTGCTCGCGTCCTCCTGGCGCGCCTCCTGCGCCGTGCGCTGCACCTGGCGCTGCTCCACGAGCTTCGCGCCGAGCGCGACCATCTGCCGCTCCTTCGTGTCCATCGCCTCCTTGGGCATGCCGTTCGGAGCTGCCTGCATGAGCGCGGCGGTGCCGCCGGCGGGTAGTAGCACCGCCGCGCGGGAGCCCAGCATCACCTGGCCCTTCAGGACCTCGTCCACCCAGGTCTTCGTGAGACCGCCGAGCACGGGCGTGGGCTGGCCGGTGATGAAGCTCGCCTCTTCGTAGTCGGCAGAGTTGCGATAGTGGCCGATGTTGAGGACGGCGAGATCATAGAGCGGTGGGTGGTCGACACCTGGATCGTTATTGAGCGCGCCCACGAAGGTGAACGGGATCTCCGTGAGCACGTTCCCGTCCGCGTCGCGCGGCTCGTATGTCTCAGCGAGAAGGAATTGCGCGTCCCCCACCTTCCCCGGCACGCCGCCGCCGGCGTCACCCTGCGAGTCGAGCCGCCAGATCTCCACCACGTAGCTCGCCTGGCTGAAGTCGAACGGCTCGCCCTCTCTCGGAGTCGGTGGAACGAGCCGCAGGACGCGGTACTGGAGGGCCGAACGCGCCTCGAAGCCGTCGTCCGCGAGGATGTACGATTCGGAGATGACGATAAGCGAAAAGACGCGCCGCGCGCCGATGGTCACCGTGCGCCAGTTGATGACCTCCCACGGCTCGTACAACGTGATCGTCGGCCGCACGAACCCGCTATCAAGGTCGGCCTGCGTCGCTGGGATCGCGTTGCCCTGGCCGTCGACGCGTGCTGGTGGGTAATCGACGAGGAGCCCGCAGCGCCCGAAGGCCACGGTCTCGGAGAGGGCCTTCTTCGCCTGCTGGTCGAGGCCGACCCCGGCGCCGTCGACGTCGGGCAGGAGAACGTCCATGGCGTCTGGGATGTCGACAGCCGGATCGCGGGAGAAGACTTGCCCCACGAGCCCGTCGAGCGTGCGGCGGGTCACGTTGAGGAAGACCGCCCGCTCCAGATAGGCGTTGTAGCGGCTCAGGTTCTCCGGGGAGGTGTCGCTCTTATTCGGGATCGGCAGGTACACCTCGCGCTTCCCCTTCACCGTTTCCTGGCCGGAGAGGCAGTCGCGCACGAGGTTCCAGCGGGCGAGCTGCAGCATGACCTCGGGGCGGGTGTAGCCGACTGGCATCGTGACTCCCTAGCTCGCGAATCCGACCTTGAGAGTAGTCGCCGCGCGGTTCGCCCCGGCGAGAACGCGATACCGGACGTCGTCGTAGGGGTGATCCTCGGAGTCCGTGTCGACGTCGTCGGGGTCGTCGGGATCGCGTGGAAGGACGGGGAGCGTGCCGATCGCGGCTTGGCAGTGATTCATGAAGTAGAGACCCGGCCCCTCGCGCTTCTCGCTCGCCTCGAGCCTGTCCCGGGTGAGCTCCAGGCCGTTCTTTCGGGAGCCGTTGCTCTTGTCGGAGCGCGTCCATTCCACGCCCTGATCCGCCATCTTCTTCGCGATGGTGTCGACGTCCTCTTCCCGGACGTCGAAGATCTGGTTGTCGGCCGGACCTGGGTAGACGCGCCGCGCGATGAAGCCGTCCGCCTTGAGCTTCTTCTCCCGCTCCACGATCCCCTGCGCGATCGTCGTCGCCGACATGCGGAGGCCCTGGTTCGTGCCAACCCCGACCGTCCCGTACCATTCGTGAATACGAATGAGGGAGCCGGGCTGCGGGCAGAAGGTTCTCCCGTCGGGCAACGTGGCCTCCTCGCCGTTCGCCTCCGCCCACCAGCCGACGCTGAAGGGATGCGAGCTGCCCCAATCGAAGCTGCGATCGAGGTGCCAGGCCGCGGGCACCTTGAACCGAGGCAGGATCACGACGTCGGACTTCCAGAGGTCGTCGAGCGCGCCGCCGGCGGTGATGTCCCAGTCGCCGGAGAGCCAGGCGCGCTTGCGGTTCGGGTCCTTGATGTTCTCGAGCTCGGCCACGTATTCGGGCGAGAGGTAGCGGTTCTCCCGGTAGCTTCCGAAGATCCGCACCTGCGTCTTCACGATGTCCTCGCGCTTCTGCGTGCGCGGATTGAAGACGTTGGTGGTCGAGCGCAGCACCTCGCCCGCGCGCCCCGCGTCGACGAACTTCCGCTTGCACCAACCATGTCCAGGTCCGTGCGGGTTCGTCGTCGAGACCACCTCGAGCGGGATCTCGGGGAGCAAGGTCCCGTCCTCGAGCGGATGCTCCGACGGCAAGAACGAGCTGCGGTTGCAGCTCATCATGAGGTCGTACATCTCGGAGGTCGGGTACTTCGTGAGCTCGTTCCAGCCGATCCACGGGTACTCGTGCCCGTGATAGGCCGCGTACTCGGCGGCCTTCTTGATGCGCCTGAAGCGGAGCTCCTCGCCCGACGGCCAGCGCCAGAGCAGGTAAGAGCCCGATGAGACGAACTCGGCACCGTCCCCGAATTGCGGAAACCATCGCTGCGTCTTCGAGATGAGGTCGTCGAGAGCCTTGTACTCACGGTCGAAGATGATGCCGCGCCAGAACTTCCCGTAGCCGAGCCCCACGCGCATGCGGAAGCGCATGATCTGGGCGTCGGACTTCCCTGGGCCTCGGCTCCCCTCTAGCAGGATGTGATGCGCCCGGCAGGCCATCGCCAGGGTCTGCGAGCCGGGCAAGGGTCTCCAGACGACGGTCGGCTGGGCCTCGGGCATCTACGCGCCTCTCACTTCGGCCTTCAGCTTCGCCTGCGCCGCCATCGCTTCCTTCTCCCAGTCGTCGATCGAGCCCGAGACCGGGATGAGCATGACGCCCGACCCGGCCAGCTGCGCGTCGATGCGCGTCGGCGCGTCGAGACCGAGCAGCTTCGCCCGCCGCTCCTGGCAGTCGAGGAGGACCTGGAGGAAGCGCGGGTCACCGTTCAGGTCCTCGGTGCGGACGCTCGCCTTCGAGCCGCCCCCGCCCCTCCCGCCGTCCCGGCGCTCCGTGAAGGTCTGCTGCTTCTTTCCGATGCCCCGGTGCCACGCCGCCCATGCCTGGCGCTCCATCTCGTCGAGGCGCTCGAGCTCGCGGGCCTGATGCTCCCCGACGTCCCGCTTGGCGTCCGCCTGCCAGCGCGCTGCGAGCTCTTGCAGGTCCTCGCAGATGACCTTGATGGACCACGGCTTCTTCGTCGACGGGTTCAGGACGCCGTCCCCCGCGAGCGCGGCCGCCGTCTGGCGGATGGAGAAGCCCCGGACCTTGTAGGACGCCACGCGTGCGCGGCGGGCATCGACCGCGGCGGAGAGCCGCCGGCTGTTACCGCCCATGGGTGTTACCGCTCACGGAGCCTCTTCCACGGCCCCGACGGTAGCGCGGCCGCGCTCCGGCCCGGCGAAAAACGCAGCGCTGACGGCAGGTTGGGCGACGCCCTCGGCGTGAGATTGCAGAGCGCCCGCGCCTGGTAACAGTCGGCAGCGAGGTGTTACCCGCCGAGCTCGTCGCGACCATTCGGCCACCAGGCGAGGGAAGCGTCGGATCTTCCTTGGGTTACAGCGTCTCCCGGTCGGGGGGAATGCCGCCCATCGAGATCGCCAGCTTGCGCAGCGCCTGCGCCTCGATCTGCTTCACGCGCGCGCGCGTCGAGCCCAGGATCTCCGCTACCCGGTCCACCGTCACGCCCTCCTGCTCGGCCACGTCGAGCGCACATGAGGCCGTCGGCCCGCAACCTGTGCCGCTGGCGTTCAGAACGAGCGCGCCCGAGCCGCACACGTCGAGGAAGAGGTTGAAGCGGCACGAGACGAACGGGCAGGGCCGCGGGACGAAGGCGCATTCGGCGCGCGTGCGCGGCCGCGCCATGGCTCCGGCCGCGGGCTCGTCCTTGCGATGCAGGGAGACCTCACGCGCGAGCTCGGAAGGTAGGACGCGATCTGGGCCCTGGCGTCGCGCCTCGATGGCGCGCCCCGGGACGCGCGGTCGTTTCCGGGCGCGCTTCCCGCTCGCGAGCGCGGCCTTTCTGGCGCGGTGTTCGATTCGCTCCGCCAAGCGCCGGAGCTTCTTTGTCGTCTGTCGCGTCGAGGGGAGCTGCTTCGGAGAAAGGCCTGGCGACCGCGGAACGGTGCTCAATCGCGCCTCCTAATGCCCCTCGCCCCCGGCAGCATCCCTCGCCGGAGACCTGCACTGCACGTCACTTCGCTTCGCGCGCCGAGCTCCATGACCGCGAGTGCGGCACGCTACCACGAGTGAACTAGCCAAGGCTCCGGTGACAAGGTGTGCTGATGTGCGTGACGCGCTGTGGCGTCCGGGAGCGGCGCACTGTGGATAATCCGACGAATCGCAAGTGGCTACAGCTTCACGAGGTCGGTGAGTCGCGCCGCGGCGGAGCTCCCGCGCCGGCGGCGATTGTCGTCGTAGTGAGCGAGCGTGCTCGGGTCGCGGTGCCTCGTGAACGCGGCCACCTCCTGCCACGGCAGCCCGGCGTCGAGCAGGGCCGTCGCCGCGGTGTGTCGCAGCCCGTGAGGTCGGCAGCGCGCCTGCACGGCGGCCGCAATGCCCCAGCGGTTGACGAGCGTCGCGACACCGCCTCCGGTGAGCCGCCCGCTTACGCGCGCCCCGCGCCACCCGACGAAGAGCGGCCCCACTGCCGGTCCGGGACGCAAGACCAGCCACCCGCGCATCGCCTCGAGCACGGGTGGGGCGAGCGCGACCCATTCCCGTTCAAGCCGGCCCTTGCCGAGCACATGCGCGCGACTCGCGGCGACGTCGAGATGGGCGACGTCCAGGGACACAACCTCGCCGCGGCGCAGGCCCTGGCCGTACAAGAGGGCGAGGAGAGCCCGATCGCGCGCGGCGCGCGGTCCCTTGCGCTTCTTGAGGGCGGCCGCGATCGCCTGCACGGCGGCGATGCCTGGCCCTTCGGTCTCTCGGTACTTCTCGACCCGGACCGAGGGCGTGTCGAGCGTCCACGTCACCATCGCAAGCATGCGCGCGAGGCGCACCGCTGCGCGCAGATTTGAGAGGCGCAACGCGACCGTGCCGGGGGCACAGCGCGTGAGGAGGTCCGCGCGGTAGTCGAGGGCGATGAGATTGGCGGGACCGTGCCCTGCGCGCAGGAGCTCCTGCAGGGCGCCCTCGGGCCCGAGCTCGCGGCCGAAGCGGCGGGTGAGGTAGCCCGCCAGGTCGCCTGCGGTCTGGGCGTAGGCCCGGCGCGTGTTCTTGTTCCGGCCGGACATCCAGGCGTCGAAGAGGCGGCGCGTCCCGTCCTCGTCGAGGAGGAGGGGCGCGACGAGCGCGCCCGGCGGCCGTGAGACGACGATGTCCGTGCCCATGGACGCATCGTGCGCCACGCGGGAGGGCGACGGACGAAAGCGCCAATGGGTGCGGGGAACGTCGTTACATCACAGGGCTGGCTGCTTCGCGGTGTCGGCGGCTTCCGGGCGGAGCGAGGCAGGGTGAGCTGCGGCATCCCATTGCGCGTACCTCGTCGTGTGCGAGCTCGGCACGCCGCACCCGATGCCGATGATCTGTGAATCCATGTCGCTGCCGATGTACCAACCACCCAAGGGATCCTCGGAGAAGATCCGCAAGGTCGCGATCTGCCCGCCCCGATCGAAGCTCGCAGCAAACGGCCGGGTGCCGACGTAGCCTCCGTAGGAATTCCTCGCATTCACGGTGCCGCAGGCGAGGGCGCCCACCCTCGAAGCGGAGAACGTCACCCGACGCGATTCGGGATCCTTGAGCATGCCAGCCAGGAATCTGTCCACCTTGTCGGCGTAGTCGTCGGGCAGGCGGAGACGCGTACCATTCGCAAGCGTCGCGTGCACGAACTCGAAATCGGCCTCCTCTCGCTGCAGAAGGCGGGCGCGGAGCTGCCCCTCCGTGGCGCAGCCCATCGAGATCGCGCAGAGACCCACCGAGATCGCCAGCCCATGCTTGGTCATTGTCCGCACCTCTCTGATGGACTGTACACCACACCGCGCGTGCGCGGATCTCTCCGCCCACGAACGCGGGACACGCGCGAGCGATTGACGCGCTACAGCGGGGCGCAACCTCTTTCAGAGCTTGGCGTTGACGTACTTGGCCAGGATCATCTTGGCGGCCGTCTGATACCCCACGCCCAGCTGCTCGCCACGCCGGCGGAGCTGCTCCTTCAGCCCGTCGCTGAGCAGGATTGTCGTTGGCCGCTGGGGACGGACGAGGACGCCGGTCCCGGCCGCCTTGATGTCGGCGCCGAGGTCGCGCTGCTCGAACTCCTGCAGGACCGGATCGTTCGTGCTGTCAGCGTTCTTCATCGTCCTTTTCGTGCCCTTCTTGCTACCCGTCGTGCGTCGCTGCATCGTATGCCTCCTTCTCATTCGTCCGCATAGCCCGGCAACTGATCGGCCGAAGCTGGTCGCCGCGCCGGGTGAAGATGAGGGCTGCGCGCCGCCCATCCATCGTGACGCCCAGAAGCAGCCAGCGCGGTTCATCGTGCGCGCGCCTGACGATCCGGCCCGCCAGGAAGACCGCCTGGCGGAACATCGACTCAACACCCATGACCGAGAACCCGTGCTTGTCGGAGCTCTTGGCGTCATTACCCGCATCCCATTGCAGCGCCGGCCCGTTCCCGACCCACTCTGCCATCTCAGGGTCGGCGGCGAGATTCATGATGCGAGTATATGCATGTTATACGCATCCGTCAAGCACGAACCCTGCGCGCTCGCTCCGCCTCACGCCGCGTCTTCAGCTGCGCCAGCTTGCGCTGCGCTCGAACGAGATCGCGAGCGCGATCGGTGACGACGTCGTCCTGCGCGCAGACCGCACAGAGCGGCGCGCCCCAGCTCGCGGGCCGAGTCGTGCCCTTGAACGTCCAGGCGCAGCGGCCGCAGATTTGCTCGACACGTGCACGCACCTCGCTCGCGAACAGATCGCCCGGCTCGAACTGGCGCGCCTTGGCGACTCTTTCGCGAGCCGCGTCGGCGGACTCGGCGGCGACGGTCGCCACGTGCCGTTTCACGCCGTCCTGGTACTGATGGATGCGATAGCGAGCTTTCACGGCTGCTGTTCCTCGCGCTTGAGCCCGCACATGTCGTAGAATTTCGCCCGGGGGAGCTCGCGGTCGACGTCGACCACGCCGCCCAGGCAGCGACAGATCATCGCCCAGTGCTCGCGTTGATTGACGAGCCTGGTGCGCGCGGAACGGATGTCGAAGGGCTGCGGTTCGCGCGGGGCGAGTTGGCGCAGCATGTCGGCGAGAGAACGTGCAGTCATGATGTGTCCCCCTACTTTCGGAAGCGGTAGGTCTTCATGGCGTTATCCAACGGTGTTCGCTGGGTTGAGCGAGCAGCTCTCGGAGTGCGCGGAGTCGAGGTGTCCATCGGGCCCTTGCCCGCACTCGTCGCACACATCCTCGGCTTCGTCACAGCACGGGTTAGCGGCGCGACGCAACACGGATGAACTCCGCCTGATGCTCACCGTCGGCGCGCGCGAATTGCGCCCACAGCGCTCGCGCCTCCTCACTCTTCTCCGGGTGCGCTCCAACGTCGCCGTCGCTGTAGTGAAACTCGATCACGAGATCGTCCATGGTCAACCCTCCTTGTTGAATCGGTCGTTGATGATGACGGCGCCCGGGTACTTGCCCAGGATGAACGCGCGGGCCTTGTCGGAGAGGGCGCACTTCAGGGCGCGGAACTCGCCCTCCGGATCGCCCGGCACCGTGAAGCACGCCTTCTTCGCGCACAGGCGCTTCAGGCGCTGCTCGTTCTTGATCTCGTCGGCGAGGTGCCCGATGAAGCACGCGACGTCCCAGGGCATCGGCTCGGCGCCTTCCCACCCGGGCTTCATCGGCGACAGCGTGGCGAGGTGCGCCTTGAGCGCGGCCTCGGCCGCCGTCGCTCCCGTGCCCGTCCCGACAAAGTCGACGCGCATCTCGCCCCCGTGTCCGCGGTCCTCGTAGGTGGCGATGACCACGCCTTCGGCGCACAGCTTGCCCGTCATCGCGAACCCGTCAGACGTCCGCAGATCCTTGTGGCTCTTCAGCGTGTAGATCGTCATGTTCGCCTCGTTCGTCGTTTTCATGTTCCTAGTATGCGACAAGTACGGTTGCGTGTCAAGGAGCGGTGAACCTCGCGAATGCCCAAGGGTTTCCAGATCCGTGCGCGCGCACCGCGGCCCGTATCCGCTACAGCGCGCGGTATTGCCGCGGCAGGGTCGCGCGCGTGACGTATTCGAGGGCGTTCTGAATGAGCTTCGCGAACTCCTGATCGGTGTTGCGTCTGAACCCCGCGGCCTCGTCGGTACAAGCACAGCAGACCTTCGTTCCTGTGCGCTTGTAGTCCACGAACGCGCTGGCGCAGCATTCACAGGTCGTCATGTTGTGTCTCTCATGTTCCTCGTACAGGATGCGCTTCATGGGGTGTCCCTTTCACGTCACTTCGTGAGGGAGCACAGCGCGCGCATGATCTCGCCCTGCGCGTCGCTCATCTTGGACGCAGCGAACCCTGCGCCGATGTCGTAGGCGTCGGAGTGCAGGTCATTGAGCATCCCGTGGACCTTGCCCAGCATCGCCATCAACTCGAATCGCTTCGTCTCGTTCGTCGTTTTCATGATGCTAGTATGCGACAGGTACGGTTGCATGTCAAGGACGGTGAACCTCGCGTCGGGACACGCGATTTCGAGGAGTCGCAGCCTCGTCGCGGCCCGTATGCGCTACAGCGCGCGGTATTGGCGGGGGGCGGCGCGACGCACACGCGCGCGCCCGGTGCGCGTGCGCGTGCGCTACCGGTGGCGCGTGCACGTCACGCTGACGCGCCGAAGAGTGCCGCGGCAGCGCCATCCTCGATGGTGGAGAGATTCACGATCTCGTGACTCTCGTCCGACCAGGGTTGCACCCAGTCCCGCGTCATCTGGATCGCGATCCCGACGATGCTCGTCTTGAGCGCCTTCGCTCGCTCGCGGATGGCGGGTGCCGGGTCAGGCTCGCTCCCGCCGTCGGTGACGAGCACCACGTCGGCCTTCCCGAGCGCCGTGCCGCGGTGCTGTTCGATGACGTCCAGGGCGCGCGTCAGCGCGCGGGCGATGTCGGTGCCGCCACCGCACCCGACCATGAGGGCGTCGCGCGGGAGTTGCTCCGACGGCTTCACGACGGCCTCGAAGGTGACGTGGTAGTCGAAGCAGAGGACCGCGAAGGGCCGCTTCTCGACCTGCGCCTGTTCGAGCAGGGCCAGGACGACCGCGGTGGCCCAGACGTCGCGCTCGCCGTCCATCGATCCCGACTTGTCGAGCGCGACGACCAGGGGCCCCTTGCCCTTGGGCTCGGTGCCGGTGAGCTGGTACTGCAGGGCCTGCCGTTCCATGAGATCGCGGATGAACGCCAGCCGCCTCGCCGGGTGCGTGAGCTTCGCGATCTCGGACGGCAGCAGACGCGCGATGTCGGCGCCCATCTCGATGTCCGCGATCTCGTCGGCGCCGTGCTTCACGCGCTCGCGCCGCTTGTTCGCGGCGATGCGCCGGAAGCGGCCGGCGAGCTCGAGGATCTTCTTCAGGCGCTGGTCGTTCTTGAGCCCGGCCACGACGCGGCGCACCTGGGCGGCGTTGAGCGCGACGGAGCCCGTCCCCGAGCCCGTGCCCGGCGCGAAGCCCACCGCCACGCCCTCGAGCGCGCGCATGGCGTCGCGCGTCTCATCGATCGCGGCGGAGGCCTTCTCGAGAGCCGGAATGAGCGCGCGGCGGAGCTGGTCGACAGCGCTCGGCGCCCCCGGCTTCTGCGGCTGCGGGCTGGCGTTCGGCTCTGTCTCAGACTCCTCCTGGGGGTTCACGGCGGCCGCGATCTTCTCGAGGGCGATGGACGAGGCGACCGCGTCGCCGCGACACTCGGCGGCGAGCCGCTCGAAGGCGGGCATCTGCGAGGCGGCCTCGTGGAACCCCTTGGCCCAGGCGGCGAGCCGCGCGTCCTGCCGCTTCGCCGGGAGCTCGTCGACCTCGCCCCCCGAGTAGAGCCGGTCGAAGAGCTCGTCCTCGAACTTCGCGACCGGCCGGTCAGAGTCGCTGGCGCGCGGGAGCTCGCGCGCCTCGCGGTGCAGGTAGGTGTGCCATTTCGGGACGTCGTAGAGAATCCGCTTCATGATTCGCCTCGGAGCTACGGACAAACGTTGACGAGGACGTACGCGGGCGCCGCGCCGGCCGCGGCGATGAGCGCCAGCACGTGCGCACGCGCGACCTTCTTCGCGTCGGCGTATGTGCTCGCCGGCGCGAACCACACCGGCATCGAGCCCGGGATCTCGAAAGCCCACGACCCGTAGCCTCGCGGCTCTTTCCCGTGGCTGAAGCTGAACTCGGTCGTCGAGAACTCGATCTTGGTCGTCATGTTCGTTCCCTCGCTCATCGTCGTGCTCGTCGTGTTCATGATGCTAGTATGCGACAGGTACGGTTGCATGTCAAGGACGGTGAACCTCGCGTCGGGACACGCGATTTCGAGGAGTCGCAGCCTCGTCGCGGCCCGTATGCGCTACAGCGCGCGGTATTGGCAGGGGGCGGCGCGTGCACGCGCGCGCCCCCCGCGCGTGCACGTCACTTCGAGAGGCCCAGCCCCGCGGAGATGGCGCGGGCGATCTCGGCGTGGCATGACGTGATCTCGGCCTTCGCATCGGCGATCGTCTTGGTCGCGCGCCGCGCCGCGCCCTTGGCGAGTTGGTCGAGCTTGCGGCTCTGCGCCTTGAACTCTTCCAGGCTCGCCGCGGCCTGGGCGATGTAGCCCTTCCGGTCGCCATTCGCGAGCGCCTGCACGCGCTGCAGCGTCTCGCGCGCGGCGTCGAGGATCTCGGCGGCCTGCGCGCTCGCGGGATCGGCGATCTGGCCCACGACGCGGGCGAGCTTGGCGCGCTCGGACGGCTCGCGCCAGAGGCACTCAACGAGGATCATGAGGTCCTCGGGGCAGGTCTCGGTCTCGCCGGCGAGATACGCGGCCGCCTTGCACAGCTTCAGGCACTTCTTCCAGCGGCGGTCGGAGGCGACGATGCCCTCGGCGCGCAGCGCGTCGCGGATCTGCATGAGCGCGTCGACGGTCGCGTCCGTGATCATCACCTTCGCGACCTCGGCCTGGGCGGCGCGCAGGTCGTCCATGGTCATGGGCTGGCCGGCGGCCGGCTCGGGTGCGAGCAGCATGGCGCGCATGTTCCCGGGGCGGAGGAGGTACTGCACGTCGAACCGGAGCATGAACCGGTCGAACATGGCCTCCAGCTCCTTGCCCTCGGGGAGCTCGTTCGAGGCGCCGAACAGGGACACGAGCGGCATGTGCAGGGGCGCGCCGTCATTGTGGAAGAGCTTTTCATTCATGGCGGTCAGCAGGCTATTTAGAATCGCGCTATTTGCCTTGAAGCATTCGTCGACGAACGCAAATTGCGCTTCGGGCAGCTTGTCGGTGACGACGCGGGAATACCGGTCCTGCTCGAGGGCCTTGAGGCTGATCGGCCCGAACAGCTCTTCAGGCGTGGAAAACTTTGTTAGGAGCCGCTCGAAGTAGGTCCCGCCGAATGCCTGGGCGAGGGCGCGGACGAGCGCGCTCTTCGCGGTGCCCGGGGGGCCGAGGAGCAGGACGTGCTCGCCGGAGAGGACCGCGGCGAGGCACCCGTCGACGACGTCGCGCCGCTCGGGGAAGCTGGCGTTTAGGTCGACAATGAGCTGGTCGATGGGGGATAGCTTCTCGGCGGCGGCGGCGGCGGCGGCGGCGGCGGCGGCGGCGGCGATCTTCGTCATGGTGCTTGCTCCTGGGTTGGTGGCTGGCGCGTTCATGGTTGGACTATGCGCCGTGTACGGTTGCATTGTCAAGGGTATCGGCGCGCGCCGAACGAGGTGCACCAGGCGCACCCACTCCATCCATGTCGCACGGTTCAATACAACCGTACTTGACGCGGCAACCGTACGTGGCGCATACTCCAGTCATCAACCCGCACCCGGGAGAGCAACATGAACGCCACCCTGACCAGCATCTCGCAGAGCCTCAACTCCAGCGGTCCCCACGTCGGCGACATCCTGTGGTGGAGCCTGTTCGACTCCCACGTCAGCGCCGAGTGGTTCGCTGGTGAGTGGAAGGCAGCCGGGCTGGACGGGTCGATTCTCGCGCAGCCGAAGACGCCGGCGCGCGCGTTGCGCGAGGCCGGGTTCGCGGCGGTCACCGGAGTGGACGGGCAGCTGTTCCGCTTCGCCGCCCAGACCGACGAAAGGACGATCTGGGCGCTCGTGCGCGAGGAGCGGAAGGGCGATGGCTCCGTCGAGTACCACCAGGAAGCGCAGATCGCCGTCGACCTGGCGGCCGGCACCTTCTCCAGCGACTGCGCGGCGCATCCCATCGTGCAGGACATCCGCGCACGCTACGACGCGCTCGTCGGAACGTACTCGAGCCGCGAGGTTCGCGCCTCGATCGTCCGCCTACTCGAGCGCAGCAGCGCCGTGTCGATCCGCGAGGCGGGCGGCGTCTACTGGATCCCCGCTCCCTACGCTGAGACCGGACGCCGACTGAAGGCCGTCATCGACCAAGTCGGCTCGTCGGTCTTCTCCGTCCTTCCCGTGCACGAGACGAACATCGGCAACGAGGCGCTCGGGAACGCCGCGCGCGGCTCGCTCGAGACCGAGATCGTGGAGCTCAAGGACGAGATCGCGAGGTTCAAGGCTGACCCGCCCAAGGCCGCCACCTTGGAGCGCCGCCTCGAAGCCTTCACCGCCCTGCAGGCGCGCGCGTCGCTGTACCGCGATCTCCTTTCCGTCGAGGTCTCCGACCTCGAGACGAACCTCACCGAGCTCGCCGATTCGGTGAAGGCCATCATCGGCGGGCTCGAGAAGGCCGCCGCGTAGGTTCCACGCGCGGGCGGTGCTCGTCGAGAGCGCCTCCCGATTCGAGCGACAGGAGACACACCGATGGCACCGATCTGCGACTTCTGCTCATCCGAAGCTGTGCACTGGCGATACCCGGCGCGGGACTTCGCTGCGCCTGGCTTGCTGGCGTTCTTCTCGAAGAGCGCTGGCGACTGGGCGGCGTGCGATGCCTGCCACGACCTCATCGAGAAGGACGAGCGCGCCGCGCTCGTGGAGCGCGTCTTCATCTCGGCGCCCCCCGATCTCGTCACGCCCTACGCGATCCGGTTCGTCCAGGATCTGCACGCGAGCTTCTACACCTGTCGGACGGGGCCGGCAGAGCCCATCTCGGCGCGCGTGCAGGTGACGTCATGACACGCTCCGAGATGGCGGCGGAGCTCGAACGGCACTTCCCGACCACGCCCCACTCCGAGACGGTGTCAGCTCGGCTGCAGGCCAGATGGGATGCGGATCCGCACGATCCGATCTTCCGGTTCACATGGGCAGACGGTACGGTGGGGTACATGCCGCGCCCGGCGGACTCGGCCATCGGCTCGGATTGCCTCGCCTGGAGGAAGAAGATCCTGAATGGCGAACCCTTGTTCAAGGTGAAGGAGCCGCGCAACGCGAGCCCGAACTGGGGGCGCGTGCTCAAGCCGGTGCTTACCGTGTGGCGTCGACACCCGTCGACGTTCCACTTCGACGCCCTCGATCCCACGAAGAGGATCAGGAACCCCGGGACCGCCTACTGGGAACACGATTCCGAGCGCCAGAAGACGGTCCCGGTGCGCGTGCGGTGCCCGTCGTGCAATCGCCCGATCCGTCTCTCGCGGTGGTGGGAGCACGGGTGCGAGAAGGGGATTGTCACGAGCGACTGGTGCTTCGCGCCGTGGGCGGAGGCAACGGCGGGCGCAGCTGAGCCCGTGTATGATGACGAGACGACCCCGACGACCATCGTTCCCGTGACGGCGACGACCGTTGACGAACCCGCCGAAACGACGCCGCCCACGCCGATCCCGCGTGAGTCTGCAGACCCGGTCGCCGAGACGGGGGCGCGCGACTGGATGACGCCCGGTAGAACATTCGGGAGCTACCGCACGCAGCAGGGCGAGCTCGTCACGATGTACCGCTGGCGGCAGCACGTGCGCTTCTACACCGACGGTGGACGCCAGATCGGGCCCGAGCAATCGAACGTAGTCCCCGGCGTGGCATACGCGATGGCGCAGGGCTGGGAGAGCGCGTCCAAGCCGCCACCGCCGTGCCCAGCGCCGCCAGTGCCACGAGTCGGGCGCGTCGGGAAACTCACGCCAGAACAGGCTTCCGAGCTGCGCCGGCGCGCGAACCGTGGCGAGAGCCCGCGAGCGCTCATGGCGGAGTTTGGCATCTCCTCGCGTGGCTACTTCTACAAGCTCAAGGCTGGCGTGGGTCGCGCTCGTTGGGCGGAGGTGGCCTGATGCTCGCCCTCACCGTGCAGCAGCCATGGGCTGACGCCATCGCGAGCGGCCTGAAGCCGGTCGAGAACCGAAAGTGGGCTCCGCGGATGGACGTCTACGGGCAGGATCTCGCCATCCACGCCGCCCGAGCCGTTTCCGCGGAGAGCAACGGTCACAGCCTCGCGCGCTACAGAAAGGTGGCTGGGCATGCGGCTCGGCCTATCGAAGACATGCCGCTCGCGGCGGTGGTCGCTGTGGTTAGGCTCGTCGGTGCGGTCAACGTCGAGTCGCGCCGGGTGCTTGGAAACCTCTCCGAGGCGAGGATCGCAGAGGTGCTGTCATCGCCCTGGACCTACGGCCGCTGGGCTCTGGTGCTCGACCATGTGCGTCGGCTCGCCACGCCTGTCCCGTGCCGCGGAGCCCTCATGCTCTGGCGACTGCCGGTCGAGGTCGCCCGACAGGTATCGCATACAACCGTGGTAGACGCGCTGCAGGCACGGGGGCTATGATGGCGCTCATGGGACGCAAAGCCGCAGCGGCGAAGGCGAGCGTCGAGAACCCGAGGCGCGAACGGGGCGCCATGACGGCGGTGGTGCTCAGGGCCATCGGCCTGCTAGTGGCGAGCCCACGGCGCCCGCTCGATCTCATGGGCGAGCTCGACCTATCGCGTCGAAGCGTCGAGCGGCTGCTCCGCGGAATCAAGGCCGCCGGGCTCGATCTCGAGGTGGAGCGTTCCGGCAACGAGGCTTACTACCGACTCTCGCGCGAGTCCGTCCGGAAGAAGCTGGCGTAGCGGTACACTCGCCGCATGAGCACATCTTCTCCGACAGACGCTGTCGCCTGCCCACGCTGCGGGGCGGCGCCGGGCGAGACCTGCGCGTACGCGCTCCTCACGGCCGCGCTCAAGAAGGGCGACATGCCCACCGCACACGACCTGGAACGGGTGAACCGTGCGGGCCCGTCCCTGGCGCACCCGGAGCGCATGGAGGAGGCCCTGGCCCTGGTGGCGCTCGCGAGGCGGTTCGGGATCACGCAGGTGCAGCGGCTAGCGCCTGCCGGAAGCTAGGAGCACAGCACCGCGTTGCGGACGCCAGGACCATGACGGCCGCCGCGAGCAGCAAGCGGCGCTCCCATTCCCGCACGCGCTCACCGTAGGTCTTCACGCTGCCCGCCCCTCCTTGTCTTTCGGCATGAACGTCTCGTAGGTGGCGAGCCGATCTTCCTGGGCCGCTCGCCGTGGCGCGCCCTCCAGGATACCGGCGAGAGCGCGCCGGAGGGCGCGGAGTCCAGCCGGCACGAACCGCCGGGCGTAGGCGTCCCGCGGCTTCTCGTCGGGGTCGAGGACGACGACATCCTGCTCACAGACAGGGCCCGTGTCGAGCCCGTGGTCGCACCAGAACCACGTCGCGGCCGAGACGTGCTCGCGGGCAGCAAGGGTGTGTCGGATGGCGTCCGGGCCGCGATGCCGTGGCAGTGCAGACGGGTGGAAGATGAGCGTCCCGAGCACCGGCGCGCCCCACTCCTCCGGCCCGATCTTGCGCGCGAGGAGGGGGGCGATCGCGACCATCGCCGATCGAGGCTCGTCGACGAGCCGGAAGCCGAGATCGAGCGCGAGCGACGCGCAGTCGGCGACGAACAACCGCGCCGCCGGCGGCGACCCGTCGCGCGCCAGGTACACGTAGACGCCATGCGCTAAGGGCAGCCTACTCGCCGACATACCGGAACCCCTGGACTGCGCGGAAGTGGCCCCCAAAGCCCGAGCCCATGAGCGAGCCCGACTTCGCCAGCGTCTGGACAGACCTCCTCTTGTTGCTGCCGTGGAGGACGGCGGAGAGCTGGCGCCACTTCTTGTCGCGGCGCAGGGCGGAGGACAGCCCAGGATGGCTCGTGTGGAATAGCGTCGTCACCTTGCGCCCCGGCATCCGCGCCCCAGCCGCGCCCTCCAGTTGCAGCTGCGAGACGGCGTTGAGGCAGCGCATCCCGACGCCGGCGCCCTGCCATTCGGGCATGACGACCATCCGGCAGCCGCGCGCCTCGACGGCGCAGCCCTTGTTCTTCGTGCCGATCCCGATGTGAAAGACGAGCTCGTCGTCGACCGTGCCGACGTAGCAGGACGCCGCCACCATCAGCGGCAGCTTCAGATAGTGATGCGGCTCAAAGAGCGGCCAGTAACGCCAGTCCGTCTTCCACAGCTGAACGTCGAACCGAGGCCGGCGATGAAGCCCCCTCCCGCGGGTGAACTCCCGCTTCTGCGTGTCGAAGACCCAGTCCGGCTCTACCCAATCGATGATGTCGTAGTGGCAGGAGAGCAGCACCGCCTTTCCCTTGGTCCGCCGCCACGACTTCTGGAAGGCTAGCGCGCCGATCTTCGCGATCTGGCGGTCCACCACCGAAGTGAACTCGTCGATCACGATCCGGTCCGGTTCCTCGGCGATGATGCGCGCCAGGTCGGCGCGGAACTTTTCACCGTTGGAAAGGACTGGATATGGCCGCAGCCATGCTGGCACGTCGCCGAGACCGACCGCGGCGAGCGCGCCGGTAACGGCGTCGAACCCGCCGCCTGGCGCTATCGCTTCCACGATGGGCGTTTCCGAGGGCCACCCCTGGGGCTCGTAGAACCCCTCGCCCTGGAAGATGCGTCGGCCGACGCTGGTCTTCCCCGAGCCCGAGGGCCCCACTACGAGCCCGATGCTCCAGTCGCCGTCGTCAATGGCCAGGTCCGCCACCAGATCAAAGTTGCACCCCTTCTCTGCGTTGAAGAGCGACTTCACCCGGGCGGCGCGGTAGGAGTCGAAATCGGAGCAGCGGTTGTGTACCTCGATACGCATGAAGGCTCCGCTAGGTCGTGACGACCTTGCAAACGAGACCCTCGCCGCGGAGCCTCTCGTAGACCTGCTGCTGCTCAGCCTCGTCCTTGCACATGACGACCACCCCGAATTGCTCGGAGTAGGTGTTCGCGCGTTCTCGCTCCCGTGCGAGCGCGGCTTCGTCATCGGGAGGGGCCGCCTCCTTCGGCGCCATGTCGTAGAGCATCGCCTGTAGCGCGGGGTCCTCCGTCGCGACTTGTCCGAGCAGCTCCTGGAGGACGCCTTCGTTCCGCTCGGCGAGCTCGGTGATGGGGTCGAGGATGGCCAGCGCGAGGCGCTCCTCTTCCACGGGCAGCTCGACGAAGTCGACCGGGATCGCCGAGAGGCCTTGCCGGCGAGCCTCCTCGACACGCGCGTGGCCGTCGAGGATGTGGCCGGTCGTCCGGTTCACGATGACGCCCTTCAGCCACCCGAGCTCCCTCATGGAGCCGCGCAGGGCGTCGACCTGCTCTTCAGGGTGCGTGCGGAAGTTGAGCGGGTTCGCGAGCAGCTGTTCCGGCGGGACGTCCTCGTGCCCGACGATGCGGCTGCGCAACGCGCCGGCGGCTTCAGCGGGGACGGCGACCAGTTCGGGAGGCTTCCGCTTCTTCGGCATGCCTACAGGCTACGACAGGAGGGCGCCTGGGCAGGCGAAAGCCGCCAGCTAGTCGGAGAGGAGGTCCTCGTCGCTCGGGTAGGGGGGATCGTCCGCGGGGGCGGCTTGCTTGCCGGCGAGGCCGGGGCCGGTTTCACAAGCTGCACCAGCTGGCTTCGCAAGCGCCTCGGAACGGGCGTCTCCGTCGCGCTGGACGTCTTCCGTGCGGGCTGGACGGTAGTCGGGCGCGATGGGCATCGCGTACCGCGTGGCGCCAGCCTCGTAGCTCATCACCACGGCGCCGTCCTTCAGGGCGAGCTGTTCCCGGACGCGCTCCCGGATCTCCTCCGGCGAGGTGATGCGCGCGCCCTCGGGCAGCTTCCCGTTCCAGAACACGGGGATCATGGAGAGGCCGCAGTCCGTGCAGGTCGTGAGACCGTCCTCGAGCGCGGTCTTCCGGCGGGGGTGATCGCAGCGGATGCTGTTCCTCGCGTTCTGGTTTCGCACCTCGGCGCGGTACTTCTCCCGTTCGTCGATGAGCCGGCGCAGGACCTCGACCGCTCCCTCGCCCATCCCGTCAGGGCCTGGCCCTACGTGATCCTCGAGGATCGCCACGAGCTCGCGGCCGAGCTTGGCGTCCCGAGCGTCGTCTGTCGCGGCGTACGCCTGCTGGACCAGCTTCGCCACCCTCGTCGCGGTCTCGCAGGCCTCGATCTGGGCGGCTCTTGCATCGAACACCTGCGACGACGGCTTCGGGTCCCAGCACATCGACGCTGCGCCGGCGAGCTCATGGAGCGGCCCCACCACGAGCATCTCCAGGACGGCGCGCTCCGAGGGGGCATCTTCGACGGGGGAGTCGGGGCGAAACGGGTTCTCCGTCTGAAGCAAGACCGGCGGATGCGCCCGTCCCAAGACCCACAGCCAGATGGGCCCGCCGCGGGCGATGCGCGCACGGTCTGCGGCACCGAGGTCCCAGCACGAGATGAACCCCTCGCCGGTGTCGTGCACATCGAGCGCGCTGCATTCGTCCTCGGTCATATCCTTCGGCCGTTGGAATGTCCGGTTCGACGCCGGGAACGGCACGGCCTTCATGCCGTCTTTCCGCTGGGCGTGCAGATCTGATCTCTCTTCGAGCTCCTTCGTGAGGACGGAGACGCGCTCGCAGATCCGCTCGACGACGATGTGGGCGACTTCGGACGCTGCGCGTTGCGCCGCCGCCTGTGCCCTGACGGCATCGAACACCCCGCCAGGTTTCGGGGCCCAGCATACGGACGCCTCGTCAGCGAGCTGGTAGAGCGCACCGGAGATGGCCGTCTCGAGCAGGGCGCGCTCCCGGCTCTGTGCGACTGCCTCCGGCACCTCGTTCGTCGGGGAGGGTCCTGCTCCTGCGCCGTTTCGTTCCGTCATGTGCCTTGCCTCCGGCGCGCATCCTACTTCGCCGCGCGCGAGGACTGCCGAAATGGGTCGGCGCCCGGCGCGGCGGACAGAAGAAGGCCCCGGAGAAGGATCCCCGGGGCCCGGCGTCCAGAGCGGGGAGAGCTATGAACCCCCTATCTCACGCCGTGGCCGGCGCGGCCGTCGCCGACGTGCTCCTCTTGGTCTTCGGTTTCGCGCGGTTCGCCTTCCGTCCGATGCCAGGCTTGTGCGCCGTCGCCTTCGCGATCGGCTTGCGCCCTCGCTTCGGGTGCTTCCCCGGGGCCGCCATTTACGCCGCCGCCTGGCGCTGCGTGGTGGCAGGCACGGGGGCCGGCGCGGGGTGCTTCAGGGCCTTGCGCGCGGCGGCCGTGAGGATGGCCGGGAGCGCCTTGCCGACCTCGAAGCGGGCGTCCGCGCCGAAGCGCTCGACGATCTTCTTCTTCGTGTCGAGGCCGCCCGTCATCTGGATGACCCAGGTCGGAACGCGGCGCGCCTTGGAGTCAGCGATCCAGACGTTCTCTGTCCCCTTGGCCCGGCGCCGAGCTCGCTTTGCCCTGGTCGTCACGACCGCAGGCGGTACGAGCTGCACAGCCTGCGTGCGTGTGATCATCTGACCGGCGAGGGCGAAGAGCCGTCGCCTGGCGTCCGAAATGATTCCGTCGAATGTGTCCATACGGTTCCCCTTTGTACGGTGCAAAGTGCAATTTGTTACCCGTACCGCGCATCCTGCTACTCCGCGCGAAGGACCGCAAGATAGCGCCGCGTCCTCGAGCGCTCCCGCCTGCTCGTGTAGAGGTACTCCCGGCGCGCGAGCTGCGCGGCGCAGCGCTCGCACATCGTGGCGCTCCTTCCGCCACCGAGGACGACCCAAAGAATGGACGTCGAGTCCTGGCACCCGAAGACACAGGTGCGCCGCCGGTCGACACCATCATGGCTCGGCATTGGCCTCCCCCTCCGGGTAGCTCGGGGCCTCTCGCGCTCGCAAGCTCGTGAGGAGCCCCACCATCGTCGCGCGCTGCTCCCGCACGATATCAGCTCCGGTGATACCCCGCCTGTCGAGCATGACCGCGAGGAGATCGAGCTCGGCCGCGGCCCGCACCAGCGCCGCCTGGGCTGTGCTCCGGAACTCCTCCCAGCTCGCCGAACCGCCCGGCCGCGGCGTGCGGGGAAGAGTCATCCCGAACCGCGGGAAGGCGCAGCGCCCGTGCGTCTCCATCCACGTCTCGGCGAGCTCGAGCTCGTCGTAGGTCGCCCGCCGGGGCACGAGATAGGTTGCGCTGCAGCCCGCGCACTCGAGCAGCATCACCTCGGCTGAGCGGATGGGGGCCATTCACCTGGTCGCGCGCGGTTTCTTCTTGGGGAGGGGCTCGGGCTTGGGTGGGCTTTCGGGCTTCTTCGGCGGGGAGGCAGCGACGCTCGCCTTGAGCGCTGCGAGGAGGTCGACGATGACCGGCCTGCCGTTCACTGGCGCAGCGACGATCTCGCCGCCGCGCACCTTCGCCGCAATAGCCATGACGGTCGCTGCGTACCGCTCGTCGGGGTAGGCGCCGGGGCGGAACTCGGCGACGGACCGCTCTTCGGCGAGCCGGAGCCCGAGCTGGAGCGCCGGCTCGTTGGCCGCGACCGGGGAGAGCTCAATCTCGCCCACGGGCCGGACCTCTTCCGCCCGGCGCAGCTCCTGGAGCACGAGCCGGCCATCTGCCGCGCGCAGACCGACGAAGAGATCACGGCCGCGGGTCGCCCATCGGCAGAGCGCGATCTTTCCCCCGAGGCGCAGCACGTCGGCGAGCCAGGCGTACCGGCGCGCCGCCTCGTCGGCCTCGGGCAGGCGCACCGGGCCGCTCTCGACGTCGGGGCCGAGGTAGTGGGGCCGCGCCCAGTGCAGGGGATCGATCTCCGCCGCGTCGACGAGCTCGGCGACCTCGATGGCGGGATCGGGCTTGGGCTCGACGGCCTCGAGGTCCTCGGGGGTGAAGACAACGAACCTGTCCTTCCCGACCTCGTAGCCCTTCACGATCGCGTCCTCCTCGAGGAGCGTGTTGTCGGCGGGGCAGAGGTAGCGTTGCTTGGGTCGGGAGCCGCAGTCCTTGTGCAGGAGGCGGAACTCGATCTTGGGCGGGTCGCGCGTCGCAGGGTAGAGGCGGACAGGGATCGACACCTGGCCGAACCAGATCACCGCCTTGCCGGTACACCGGGGAGCCATGACACCCAGTATAGGGCCCTCCCCGGACGTAGACCGAGGGCGTGCAACCTGGGGGTTACGGCCCGGAGGGGTGTAAAGCTGCGTGTAAAGCTGGTGCCAAAGGCCTCGGAGAGCTGCGCCGCCGTCGCGCTGGGCGTCTACCGTGCGGGCTGCGCGGCATGGGGGCGCGTCACCATCCAGCTCATGGCCGCCCCTCCTCACGCATGGACGGCCCCGGCAGGTTCACCCAGCGACCTCCCGTCTTCAGCCGTTCCTCGAGCCGGTCGAGGCCTCCCTCGCGGGCGAGATAGCGCTCCCGGAAGTCGGTCGCGGTGAGGTTCGTCGCGATGACGGTCTTCCGCTCTCGGCGAAAGCGGCTGTTCAAGACCGAGTAGAGGTTCGCGTCGTAGCTCGTATTGCCCTGCTCGGCGCCGAGCTCGTCGAGCGCGAGGATCGGCGCGGCGGCCATGTCCTCCCAGACGAGGCGGTCGAACGTCGAAAGCTGCACGAGCTCTTGCGCCTCGAAGAACCTCCCGCCGTTCGTCGCCACCGCCCAGGCGAGCGCGAAGGTCTTGCCGCGCCCCTTCGGTCCGGCGAGCGTGAGGAAACGGGACCGGCCGCATGGCTCGGCGAGGAAGGCGCGGGTGGCCGCCAGGGCGCCCGTATCTTCGGGTGCGTCGAGAGCTCCCCAGGTGGCTTCCGGCACGCGCTGGCGTTGAAACGAGAGGCGCCGCTTGAGCCGTTGCTCATGGACGACGAATGCTTCTACGTCGGCCGCGAGATCCGCGAGCTTCTCCCGGAAGACCGGGTCCCGTTCCCGCTTCCGCACGCGGTCCATGATGGCTTTCAGCCTGTCGCCTTCGGCGCGGCCCTCGATCTCGGCGAGACGGGCCCGGACCTCGGCGGGCGTGATGGTGCCTTGTTCGCTCATGCCTTGCTCGCTCATAGTGTTTCTGTTGCCTTTGCTGGGTCGTCCCAATTGCTCACCGGCGCCATGGTTCGTCTGCGCGCGCCGTTCGTGTGCGGGAGGGCCTGGGGATCTGCGTCCGGCGCTGCGAGCACGCGGAGCGTCCTGCCGAAGGCCGCCATTGTTCCGGGAGGGTCGCCGCGAGCGGCCATCTCCCTGCCCACTGCTGCACATGCTTCTGCGACCAGAACGAAGCCGCGGAGCGCCACGGCCTCGTTTGCGCTGCGGATGAGCTCGCCGAGCCGCCGGCTCGAGCCTAGCTCGATCCCTACCCCGCCCTTGCCAACGATGCCGAGCGCCTGCGCGATCGCGCCGCGCAAGCGCTCCAGCATTGAGGGACCTGCGGGTCCCTCCGACACTGCGATGCTGCTCTCCGGCGCTGCGGCGCCGTTCATCGAGAGACCTGCGGGCCTCTCCGGCGCTGCGGCGCCGTTGCTGGTCTTGGCCATCCCCTCGCCTTCGTCCCGCGTGCGCGCGCCCGCGGCGGGGGCGGCTGGATCGGAAGGCACGGAAGGCACGGCTAAGAAGGAGTGACACGGCGTGACAGCACGTGACGGTTCGGTCACGTTCCGTGACTCGCCCTCCGATTGGACCCTACCGAGGGTGAGCTGTGGACCCATGCAGAGTGCCGCCTCGGCGGCGGCGCGGTCCCGGGCGCGGGCGCGGGACTCGCGTTGCCGCTGCGCATCAGACTGCGGAGCCTCTTGGGCCTCGATGAAGTTGGGGACGAGCAGCACCTGGTCCTCGCCCTCGCCGCGGATCTGGACGCATCCGTCGACCAGGAGCTCGTCGAGCGCCTTCTCGACCACCTTCGCGCGGTTCGCATGGCCGATCGCCACCGCGACGGCGCGCTTGCCGAAGGTCCCGAGAGAGAGGATCCCGGCCCGATCGACCTTCCGCAGGATGAGCCCGAAGAGGCCCTGAGCCTCGAGCGACAGCAGGAGCCACCCAACGGTGTCGCGCGTGTAGAGGCGCACGTACCTCTCGTCCTCCCACCTCATGGCCGGCTCCTCGCCGCCGCGATCGCCGCCTCGACCTCGGCTCGCGCACGCCCGAGGGCGATCTCTGCCGTCGCGCCCAGGTGGTGCTCGCGGCGCTCGTCGACGAGGGTCGAGCCGGGGAGGGGGACGCGCCGGACGAGCGTCACCGCCCAGGAGCCGTCCGACTCGAGGAAGGGACCCGAGCAGCGCGGGCCGAGGAGCTCTCGGAGGTAGGCGAGGTCCTGCTCAGCCTTCGGGGTGAGATCTGGGGCGCTCATCGCTCGGGACCTCCGAGCGAGGGGGGCGCGGCGGGGGAGGCGGAGGGTGCTACCCGGGGGCGGCGTCGCTCAGCTGCGGCGGTAGTCGCGCCGGCCGATTTGTTCCCCTCGCTGTTCCCCTCAGACGCTCCCCGGGGGCGGCATACCTGCCACGTTCGGGGGTCGACGCCGCTCGGCTTGTTCCCCTCGCTGTTCCCCTCAAGCCTCGCTGGTTCACGTCGCGTGTTGGCGCGGCCTGGCGTGATCGCCTGAGTGTTCCCCTCATTGTTCCCCTCAGACGGTCCCCGGGGGCCATTTGGGGAAAGAAGAAGGCCGCGATGTGCCGGGGTTCCCGAGCAACATCGCGGCCTTATCTGGTCGGGGCGACAGGATTTGAACCTGCGACCACTTGCACCCCAAGAATTTTCCGCATGGTGCGCGTATCGCGTCAATCGCCGGCACGTCGCGCAACGCCCCGGAATCAGGGCGCTTCCTGTATGTCGCCATTTGACGTGGGTCAGCGCGGAAAGTGAGGGTCCGGCGAGTGTTCCCCTTGAGGGGAACAAATTGGCTTCACCTGGGCCGCGCGATCTGGTCTCCTGCGCGGCACAAAGAAGTCGGGCCCCGGAGCGGTTCGCGCCGCCGCCGGAGCCCTCACCACCGGAACCTGTGAAGGAGGTTCGATGGCTCCCGAATACCCTAGCACGCCGCCCCTCGGTTTCACGGACGCCTGGATCCGGGACCTGCCCGTCCCAGAGGAGCAGCGTTACGAGCGCTTCGACCGCGGCCTCTGCGTCCGCGTGGAGCAGTCGGGCTCCAAGGCGTTCCGCTGGTACTACCAGGCCGACGACGGGCAAGGCGGGCGGCAGAAGCGTTCGGTGGTGCTCGGACCGTGGGCCCATCCGAGCAGCAAGCCGGCCGGCTACCTTGAGGTCGCGGATGCGCGCTCGCTCCTCGACCGCGCGAAGCAGGCGCACAAGGCTGGGAACCTCGCCGAGTTCGAGGCTGGGCTCGGGCATGGCAAGTCGCGTGTGCTTGGAGGCGGCGGGAAGACGGTCAAGGAACTCGCCGAGGAGTTCTATACGCTGCGCATCCTCCCCAAGCGCAAGGCCACGCCACAAGAGGTCCGGCGCACGCTCGACAACGACATCTTGCCTGCGATCGGCGCCAAGCCGTTGCGTGCCGTCAGGGCCGAGCACTGCCGCGACATCGTGCGCGCGGTGGTGCAGCGGGACTCCCCTTCTCAGGCGGGCAAGGTCTTCGCCCACATGGACTTCTTGTTCCGCTGGGCTCGGGGTTGCGGCGAGGACCTCCCTGTGAACCCGATGGAGATGCTCGACCCGGATGCGCTCGGCGTCGTGAATAACGAGCGCGATCGATTCCTGACCGAGGACGAGATTCCGCTCTACTGGCATGGCGTCGAGAGGCGCCCGAAGGACGAGAAGCTCGAGCCGGGAATGGAGCCGTGCGCCTTCCCCCGCTGCGGGCGCGCCGCTCGCGCCAAGACGTACTGCTTCGGCCACTATCGGCAGATGACGCGCGGGCGCGAGCTCTCCCCGCTCGAAGGGATCTCCCGCACGGTGCAGATCGGGCTCCGCATCATGCTCCTCATCCCGGAGCGTACGGCCCAACTGCTCAAGGGCGAATGGACCGAGATGGACTTCGACGAGGCGCTCTGGACCGTGCCGATAGCCCATCAGAAGCTCAACCCGCGTTCGAAGAAGAAGTCGCGCGATCGCCGTGTCCCGCTCACGCCGCGCGTGATTGAGCTCTTCCGGGAGCTGCAAAACTTCGCCGGCGGCTCGCGCTTCATCATGGCGAGCGACGATTCCGAGACGGGCAGGCTCAACGACAAGGCGCTCATCCAGGCGCTCACGAGTCTGACGGCGACGGAGCGGCTGAAGGGCAGAAAGAAGATCCCGGTCAAACCTGTCCTGGCTCTCCCTGGTGGGCATCTCACCGTGCACGATCTCCGCCACACGTTCCGAACGCTCGCCGTCGAGAAGCTGGGTCTGTTGCCCATGATCGCCGAACAATGCCTCGCGCACAGCGAGGGCGCCATGGCGGGCCGGTACAATCACTACGACTACCTGCGCGAGCGGCGCGAGGCGCTCGAGCGCTGGACGGAGTACGTCTACCGGCTCGTCGAGCCCATGAGCACGAACGTGGCCTTCCTGCCTGGGCGGGCAGAGCGCGGGTAGCCGCCTCATGCTGGGTCCTCGGCAGGCGTAGCGCCGGAGCGCTCGTTCTCCGCGATCCAAGCCCGGACCTCCGAGACGAGCCAGAGGCGCTTGCGGCCGAGATACCGCGGCGCTGGGAAGCCCTTGGTCAGGATCCAGCGCTCGACCGTGCGCCGGCAGTTCCCGACGAGCCTTTCTACCTGGGTCATGTCGAGGCGCTCGGCGCCGTCTATCCCGCGGATCCGCTTCTTGCGGGGGCGCCGCGGCGCTGGTGGTGCGGCGTCCCCGTGAAGCATGCCTGGCGGCAGCGGTTGCGGGCTGCTACCCGCGCCGTGCTGCACACCGTTCGCGGTCCCATTCGTGTTTGCCGTCATTCGTTGCAGCCTCGTTTCGATACCTCATGGCGCGTGTTCTCCATCCCTCGCCCTGCGCCCCGACCGACCCCGACGACCCCTTCACCGTTCCTTCATTGACCGCCCTCTGGCCCGAGCAGAGAGAGCTGCCCGTCCACCGGCGCTGGTCCCCGCTCCAGCGCTCCGAGCGGCTTCGCCTTGGGCGCGTTCGCGGCGAGCCGGATGCGCCGCTCGGCGATCCGCGCGTACTCGGGTTCGCGCTCGATCCCGATGAAGTTGGACCCCAGGCGGACCGCGGCGCAGCCGGTCGAGCCCGACCCGGTGAACGGATCGAGCACCGTCCCGCCTGGAGGCGTGACGAGCCGCACGAGCCACTCCATGAGCTCGACCGGCTTGACGGTGGGGTGGATGTTGCGCCGCGCCGCGCTGGTGGGGCCGGCGCGTGCCGAGCAGACCGCCCCGGCGCTTCCGTCCTTTCTTCCCGTGACGTCGTTTCCGCTCACATCTTCAAGATCCCAGCACCCCGCGTCCCTCTCGCCCCTGCTCGGCTTGGCGACGTAGCGGAACACCGGGAAGAAGCGGGAGGCACCGCCGGAGTCGCCTCGCCCGGGAGGTAGCGTGCCCCGGGAACCACGCAGGAACCCCGCCACCGGCACGTCGTCATCTCGGAAGCCGCCGTTGGCCGCGCCGTCACGGCTTGCGCAGTCCCCGCTCTGCCGATCCATCTCCGCCACCGGGCACGTCGGGGCGCAAACGCCGTTGCAGCTCGGGTCATGGGATAGGAGGAGGTTCGGGGGCCAGCGGCCGGAGGGGTTGAAGTCGATCAGCGAATCACGCTGGTCGAGGCCCTCGCCGTAGACGACGCCGCGCGTGGTCCCGTTCTTACCGGGAGAGCCCGCGTCGCGACGAACCTCGTCCAGGTCCTTGCCGCCGTATCCGACCCGACACCCCTCGACATTGATCCCGCCCGTCCCGTACTCGAGCACGTTCGCCGCCACCGTCCCCACCAGCGGCTTCCGTGCGAGCCACCACACCTCATGGGCGGGCTTCAGGGCGGTGCCCCAGCCGCTCCAGGCCGTCGCGGGGGCCGTCGCGGGGAAGATGCGGGTGCGTGCCTCGCTGATGGAAGTGGCGTTTCCGGCGGAGGGAGCGCAGCCGTTGGAGCGCTGGCCCACGATTGGCCGTTCCGCCCCCGCCGCCGCGTCGATCGCCTTGCTCACGTCGAGCGACTTCGGAAACCCCGACCCGAACACGTGGTGTAGCTGGTCGCGAACCTCCCACCCTGCCCGCTCAAGAGCAGTCCCTGTCCAGTGAGACGTGCGCGGCAGAGCCCAGACAAGCGCGTGAGCCCCCGGCTTTGCCACCCGGATGGCCTCGCGCATGACCTCGGAGAGCCAGGCGATCCACTGCTCGGCCCCGCCGCGGTCATGATCCCAGCCCTTGCCCATGAACCCGATCCCGGCGGGTGGGTCGGTCACGATCGCGTCGACGCTGGCGGCGTCCATGGCGCGCATGGCTTCGAGGCAATCGCCCTGGATGACCCGCCAGGTCACTCGTTGGCCTCCGGCGCCGGCGCAGATTCCCTCGCCTCGATCTCCCTGAGCAGCTCGGCCGCCAGGCGGGAGAGCCCCCACGGCTTGCCTTCGTCGGTGCGGAGCGCCGCGACGTCGGTGAGCAACCGGTGCACGGCGACGTGGATGGCCTGGGTCCAGTGGCAGACCCTCATCGGTCGGGACATCAGGCAGACTCCTTGCCGTTGCGCAGGTGCTCGCGCACGAGCTCCCGGAGCGAGGTTGGCAGCCGTGCGAGTTCGAGGCAGTCGCCCATGGCCGGGGGCACATGTTCTCCCCACGTGTCGAGCATGTGGAACTGGAGCGTGCGCCAGACGTCCATGGAGAGGTGGTGGACGCCGCAGGCGCAGGGGATGGGGGCGGTCATGGCCTGCGCCTCCAGTCCTTCCCCTGCGGGCACGTCGCGTGGTGCGGCATGTACCGGATCTTGCCCGCGAGCAGCAGCTCTTCGAGCGGCCCGAGCACGATCGCGAGGCCGTTCTCTATGACCACGTTCCCGCGGCTGTTCGGCTCAGCGTCGAGAGGCATCGGCGTCTTCTTGTTCCTGGTGGGCGCCCAGACGATCTCGGCGCCGCAAGTCCGGCAGGCGCTCATGTCCCGCCCCAGATCGGTTCGTCAGGGTCGATGATCCCTGCGAGCCGCTCGGCCTCGGCCAGGCTGTGCGCCGAGCAGACGGGGCCGAGGTTCGTCTCCACCGCCCAGTGGCAGGTCCGACCGGGGGCGAGGAGGCCTGGATCGGAGACGAGGCGCGCGATCCGATCTGCCTTGTAGATGGGGGTGCCGGAGACGCCGAGGCAGGGCCGGCCATCGGAGCAGCCGCAGAGGATGCAGTGCTTGGGGGAGGGGGAGGAGTCAGAGATCATCGAGGGCGTCTCCAGCTGCTGATTTCGCAGGCGCCTCGGCGGCGGGCGCTTCCGTCGCGTTGGGCGGTTTCGACGCGGGCTGGACGGAGGGAGGCGCGAGGGCGGCGCGCGTGGCCAGCGGGTGATCCGGCGGCACGGCCACGACCATTCCATGCGCCTCCGCTCCCGGCCTGTCCCCGCTGTAGGCGATTGCCGGGATCCGTCGCATGCAGCGCCGGCACTCCGCGAGCGTCCCAACGTGCAGCACCTGCTCCTCGGGCTCGCCCCCGTCCGTGAACGTGAGCACGTACCCGAAGGCGTAGAGAAGTCCAGGCATCGCTCACCCCTCCTTCGCCGAGTCGGGCTGGATGGAGGGCGGCGCGACGTGTCCGCGTTGATCCGTCCGGGTTTCCTCGTCGGTCGACACCTCCCGGATCATGTACGGATCGCAGCCTGGTCCATGCAGGGGCGCGAACGGCCGATCTCCGTCTACTCGGAACCATTCGCCCAGCTCGTGATCTTCCACTTGCCGACAGCGCTCGAAGATCCACCGGCGCCAGGACTTGAAGTTGTAGGTCGCGATCGGGACCGGGAAGTGGTTGTTGATCCGCTGGATGGCCCCTCCCCTCGAGTCGGCGACGGGGATGCTGACGATGAGTTCCAGGGCCCCGGTCTCGGCAGAAACCGCGAGATGGAAGGACCAGCCCGGTTTGCAGGTCACGCCCGAGAGCAGGACCGCCAGGACGTCATGGGTGTTCATGCGTCCCCTCCTTCGCCGCGTCGGCCTTCAGCCGGGCCACGTACTCCAGCAGCGCCGCGTAGACCTCGGGCTCGAGCACGATCCGGTTCGTCTCGCGGATGCCGTTCTCCGTGGTGAGCACCAGGGTGCCGAAATCATCCCAGTCGAGGTAGACGCCGTCGCCGAGATAGGCCTTGCTCACGTCCCCTCCTTCGCCGTGTCGGGGGCGCTGGAATCAGAAGCAACGTCAGATTTCGCCAGCGCCTCGGCGCCGGGCGCTTTCGTCGCGCTGGGCGGTTCCGACGCGGGGTGGACGGAGGGAGGTGCGAGGGCGGCCTGTGCGTTCCGCAGCGCCATCACAAAGGGTATCTGCCGAATCGCGAAACCGGGCTCGCTGTCCTTGCTGATGTCGCGCACGAGCGTCCCATCCTTTACGAGCGCGAATAGGCGACGCAGCGCCTCCCGTAACCGGTCCCGCTCGGCCTCGGCTCTCGCCAGTGTCGAGCGCGTCGCGGCGAGGGCACAGCGCACAGAGTCCAGGTCCTCGCTCACGTCCCCTCCTTCGCCGTGTCGGGGGCGAGGGCGGCACGGCCGACGATGCACGGCCTGCATTGGCACCCGGGCTCCGATGATGACAACGCTCGCACCGGAGCGGCCCACGTGTCGTGCATGTCGCATTCGACCCAGCCACCACGGAACACCTCGCGTAGCGCCTCCCGTAACTGGTCCCGCTCGGCGGTCAGCGCGGCGAGGGTCTCGGCGCAGTCAGAGCAGGTCACAGCGCGCCTCCTCTATTCACGAGGTCGGCCATCATGCGGCGGTGCTCCGCAAGGGCCGCGCCCCGGGACACACCTTCGATCGCGCCCCATGCCACGGCGAGCTTCCGGCGCTCGCTCGGCCGCAGAAGAACGGCGCGACGTGGAGCGGCGACGATCCGCGCCGACGGTGCATGCACGGTCGGAAACGGGTCCTCGTCGCTGACCTCGACCTCCCCGATCGGCGCAGCCAGGTAGAGGTCCCCGCGTCCGTACAGCGAGGCGTGAAAGAGGGCATAGAGCCGTTCGTGGGTCAGGTAGACGTGATCCGGATGCGAACTGGGCGGGTCCATGCCGTGCCCGTCGCGCTGGTAGGTCTCGCCGCGCGCGCGGGCTGCGCAGACCGGACATCCGGGGTGCCGGTTGTTCCTCGAGTTCCCCGGCTCAAGGAGGTCACCGATCTGGAGGCCGGGGACGCCACCGTGCCAGAGAGGACGTGGGTCGCTCACGGCACGCTCCCATCGTCCCCATCCACCCGCGCCCCGATGAGCCGCAGCCGCGCCGGCGGCCTTGGGTTCGGGACGATCTCGACCGCCTTGGCCGTCTCCACCACCAGGTGCAGGTGCGCGAGCTCGTGCTCCAGGTAGCGGACGCTGTGCTCCCTGCCCTCCGCTCGGTCAGCCCCGAGGACCTGGTCGAGGAGGTGGAGGGCGTACTCGAGGCGATCGAGGAGGAAGGAGCAGGCGGTGCAGCGGGTCATGGTTCCCGTCCCTCCGCCTTGGCGAGGGCGGCGCGGGTAAGGGCCACGGCCTCGTCGCGGGCGAGGATGGAGTCTTCGTCGTGCCAGCGCATCCAGGCGCGCAGCGCCTCCCGTAGCCGATCCCGCTCGGCGCGGGCTGATTCAAGCTCGACCTTGACCTCGGTGAGGCGCACCACCAGCTCCTCGATGCGCGCGGAGGCGCACCGCATGCAGCCGCAGCCCTTCACTGGCGTGTCGGATACACATTGCCGCTCCCAGCTCCCGCACTCCGGACACCGGGTCTCGCCCTCGCTCATGGCTCCCGTCCCTCCGCCTTGGCGATGACGGCACGGCAGGCCTTCACGAGCGTGTGCTCCTCGGGATCGAAGTCGGGCAGGTTTTCGGTGCCCGCCCGCACCGCCATCGCAAGCGCCTCCACGGCTCGGCGCAGTACCGCCAGCATCTCCGGCGCCGCCGCAACGAGGGTCGCATCCTCCCGCCGATCCATGACGCCGATGAGCCGCCCCTCCGTCCCGTGCTCCTCGCAGTAGATCGTCCGGAAGACCTTGCGCCCGGTGCGCCAGGGGCCGGGGGTGTGGGTCGGGTGCCTGCCCTCCACTGCTTCGGTCGCCTCGGTCATCGCTCCCCCCGACAGAAGCAGGCCCCGCAGATGCCGCTCCGGTTGCGCTTGTGGATGCGTTCCGTGTGGCAACGCATGCAGACCCGGCGGTACTTGCTGCAGCAGGACGCGCAGACACCGCTCATGTTCCCCGTCCACAGCGTCCGCGCCTTGCAGCGTGCGCAGAGTCGCGGAACCGGAGCTGGATCTGGATCGTCTTCGTCGAGCGCCCCGCGCCAGCGTAGGGAGCACGTCTGCTCTTCCGCGCGGGCGAGAAGGATGGCCTGGAGGTTGAGGGTCATGAGCCGAGGCCAAACTCCGAGAGACCATTCCCGCGGCGGGCGATCGCGAGCCCGTAGCTGGCGAGCTCGTCCGTTGGGTGCGCCGAACAGATCGTGCGCGCTTTGTCCATCCACATGCAGGCCTCACCGACGGGGAGGAGATTCTCGTCGGACACGAGACGCTTGACGAAGGCCTCCTCACCGGCCGAGGCACGAGGATCGCCGCCCCAGCACGGGCGATGATCCGTGCAACCGCAGATCCTGCAGGTCCCGCTACTGAACATGGGACACCTCCTCCATCGCGTCGCTCCGATGCGCCCGCGCGACGTACGCCGCGAACAGAAGCTCCAGGCACCGCGCACAGGTGACCCGCTCTCGGTGCTCCGTCATCCGCCCGGATAGCCTGGCACAGCGGGCGAACCGCTCGCCGTGGTCCGTGCGGCGGTAGTGGGTGAGCCGCTTCATGGCATGATCTCGTCCTCGTCATCCGATGGAGTCGTCGGGGCGCCCGGGCTCTGGTGCGCCGCCACCGCTGGCCGGTCCCGCGGCCCCGCTACCTCTCGGCCCGGGCGCTCCGGCGGCTCCACCGCTTCGGCCATGCGGAGCGTCACGGCCGCGGCGACCTCCTCGATGCTCGGCCGCGGCGGTGGCTCCACCGGGTCAGGCTCGAGTGCCGCGCGGCGCTTGCACGGCCTCCTGCCGCAGACGCCGGGACTCCGCACAAGGGTGCGGTCCCGGAGGTGCGCGCCGCAGTACCGGCACCGGCCGAGCACCTTCACCGCGCGGTCGAGCCGCGCCTTCGTGCGGGCGTCCTCTTCTGCAAAGCGGTCCTCGACCAGGGCCTCGACGGCGCCCTGGCCGAACGAGGTGCCGGCGGTCGTGATGAGGGTGGTCATCATGCGGCGTCCAGCGGGTCGTCACCTGCGAAGAGGACGAGCGGCAAGGGGACGATCTCGGTCGCGGCCGGGTAGCACTCCTTGAGCTCGCGATCGAAGTCCTCGCAGTTGTAGCCGACGTTGCGCACCGCCAAGCGGTGGATGAAGACGTGGCACGGGACACCGCGATCGGTCACGCCCTCCCAGACGCGGCAGGGGACGCCCTCGATGGTGGTGAGCTTGGAGGTTGAGGTGATGGTGATCTTCATGGGCGGCCCTCCTCGCGTCGTTCCAGCACCCCGCGCGCCCCGCCCCACCACCTTTCCGCGCAAGCACGGCAAAAGCCGCATGCCTGACCCGCCTGATTCCACAGGTAGAGCGGGATCTTCTCGCCGAGTGGCCCCCCGCAGTAGGAGCAGAGCTCCGTTAGATCGGCTTGGAGAGTGCGCCACTTCACGCGCGCCCACGAGAAACCGGAAGCTGGCTCGAGATCGGTCATGACGTGACGCTCCTTCGGAGGTGAAACGGGATCCGAGCGGCCCGCGCCCAGGTTCTCTCGGCGCGTGCGCACAGCGCCTGGCGTGGCGAACGCGAGCGCCCCGCGTCATGGATCGACGACGCCATGACGCGGAGCCAGCGCGCCGCCTGATCCGGCGACGAGGTGGCGAGAGCGACCCACCGCGCCGCGAGCTCGAGAGAACAGGCCCAGAGATAGCCAGCGGTGAGGAACGCAGGGCACGGCAACGGCGCGTGACCGTCGAGGCAATGAACGCAGAACCGGGCGCGCCTGCCGGTGGCCGGGCGACCGCAGCCGTTCGTGCAGGGTGAGGGATTGCGCCGCCAGGCTTCGGCGATGGAGGCCGCGATATCGCTGTCCGAGAGCGACTGCGGATCAAAAGCCCTAGCTACTTCGGGGGGGAGGGGGGGGGGGGAGGCAATGAGCCTTGAGAAGCCCTGCACGGCTGCGATCATTCGGCGCGCGTTCATTGGCTGGCTCCACCGGCTAGAAACAAAGCTCCATTGGCTCGGAACCAAGCCGCAGCCGATGGAGCTTCTGTACGGGGACTCCGGGCATCGGGCACTCCTCTCGCCCCCTGCGTCCGCTACGACCAGCCGTCCGATAATTGAGGCGGGCCGGAACATATGGATATCGCCCGGCAGCGACAAGCGACCTCGCTTGATCGTACTAAGGTGATTTGGGGAAGACCCAAAGGAATCAGACCGCGAGGGATGGGAGGTGCTCGCGATTGCCGGAGTTCTCGATAAATGGCACATTCCGCGGCCATGGGCGCGCGAGAGACGAAGAGCGAGAGCGAAGGCCGGGACCTGTTCCAGCGATTCCTAGAGATGAAATGCGGCGGCAACTACAGCGAGTTCGGCCGCCGGGCGGGCGTCTCCAAGGACGCCGCCAAGCAGTGGGCGACGGGCAATCGCACACCGGACAGGCGATGCGCCGTCATCATCGAGCGGGTGACGGAGGGGGAGATTCCCGTGGAAAGCTGGGATCTTCCGCCGAGGAGGGGGAGGCACGGACAGGCCGCCTGAAGCAGTGGACCGCGACGTGAATTGGAGGTGGAGACGCCGCGACTAACTATCCGCTTACCTTCTTGGCGCGTGGTTTCGTGTGAAACTACCAAATGAGCACGAAGCGGTGGCTCCTTTGCCCGGCCCCCGCCGTGCTCGCGGTTTCTTGAGAAACCAGTCGGCGAGCAGACTAGCGGGGGTGGCGCCGGTTCCGCGCACGTGACCGCGCCCCTTTTCCCCCCGCACTCGACACGCGGATCTGGCCCCTCACGGATGGGGCCGCGCTCGACGCCGCCCGGCGCTTGGCTGTCGATGACCCTGGTGCGGTTGGACGCCGAGCCGCCGGGGACATGAAAAGGGCCGCGACGGATCGCGGCCCCCAGGCCCACCGAGGGCACGCGCAGGCAGCGCGCCCCTCTAGATTCTGAGGACGCGCATCCAATCCGTCCAGCCCGGGCGGGGGTCTACCCGCCGCGCGGGCACCGACCGCCCCGGGCGGATCAGAAGCCGTTGACGCGGTGAGAGGTCGTAGCGAGCGGCGTTAGCGCTTGCCGCCCCTCGCGATCCAGGCGTCCACGACCTCGCGCAGCACCTCGGAGGCGTCGAGTCGGCTCGAATGCCGCTCTCCCGCCCGTCTCAGCGCCTCGTCGCGCAGGGCGTGGACCTGTCGGGGCTCCAGCACGTACTGCGCTTTCACCATCTTCGCTCGGCTCCCCGGCTCCTGCGCCGTCACCTCCGGCGCGACCTTCATCCTTGGCATGTTCGGCAGGCTAGCACTTCAGCGGAACCAACGCACGACTTGACGTAGCATGCCGAATCCGCTAGCGTGCTGTCATGACGAGCATGACACGCACCGCCGCGATTCGCCGCAATCAACGCCCCCCGCAACACGAGATGCCCCTCGAGATCGAGCACGGCTCCACCTCCGTCGAGTACGAGGTCGTATTCACGATCGCCCCGGGCGAGCCCGAGACGCCCCGCACCTTTGATTGCGGCGGCACGCCTGGGTGTCCGCCCTCGGTCGAAGACTGGGAGGTCTTCTACGTCTCGGCTCGCAAGGGCAAGCAGGCGTTCCGGGAGCCCCGCCCCGAGCTGCACGATCTCGTGACGGAGGAGGAGCTGCTCGAGTTCGCAAGCAAGGACGACGGCGGTCGGGATTGGGACAACGAACGGAAGAGCCGGCTCGAGAACGATTGACCGCCGCAACCGCAACGGAGCGCATCATGAGCGACATTCGCACCTTGATCCGAGTAGCAGAGACGCACCCGCCGGCCGCGCCGGAGCTCCCCGAGATCCCGGAGTACGAGGACCCGGAGGATTACCAGGGGCAGGCTGTCACGTCAGGCTCTCGTTCGAAGAGGCCCTGGCGCATCGAGGACGAGGGCGCCGGGGAATGGGCGCTCAAGAAGAAGGGGCGCGCGGACGGCGAGATCGCCCGCGTCCTGGCGCTCGCCGAGGCGGAGAAGCGGCTCTTCGCCGCGAAGATTGACGCGCGGGTCGCGGAGATCGTTGCGGGCGAGCAGCGCCGGTCCCGGTTCTTCGAGGCGGTGCTACTCGAATGGATGAGCCGGGCCCGCGCGACGATTCTCACAGGCAAACAGAAGAGCCGGAAGTTCCTCTTTGGCACGATCGGCTGGCGCAAGGCCAGGAACACGATCGTCTATCTCGACGAGGCGCGAGCGATCTCCTGGGCTCGAGCCCGCGGTCTGGACGCTGGTCTCGTGCGCGTTGAATGGAAGCTCGAGCGCGACGCCGTCAAGCGCTACTGCGCGGCGAACGACCTCGTTCCCGACGGCGCGCACTTCGAGGGGGGCGAGGACGTCCCCTACGTCCAGACGGAACAGCCGCCCGCGCCCACCCTCGCGGCACCGACAGCATCGATCGCCGCTCTCACCATCGCACAGACACCAGCACCCGCACCTGTGAAGGAGACACCATGATCCGTTCCGAGACCACCGCGAAGCTCGCCGCCGCCCTCGCCAAGGCGCAGGGGAAGTTCAAGAAGGTGAAGAAGAGCCAGAGCGCCAACTACAACACCCGCTCGCAAGGACAGATGGCCTACGACTTCGCGGACCTGGCGGCACACCTCGAAGCGGTCACGCCGGCCCTGTCGAAGAACGGCCTCGCGCTCATGACGCCGGCGACGCCAGTGCTCGAGGGCGCATGCCCGCGCGCGCTCGCGGTGGTTCGTCTCGAGCACGAAAGCGGGGAGTTCGTGGAGTCGGACCCTTTCACCATCCCGATCATGGACCCGACGGACGCGCGCTCCATCGGCTCGGCGTGCAGCTACGCTCGGAAGTACGCCGTGCAGGGATTCCTCGGAATCCACCCGGCCGAAGAGGACGACGACGGCGAGGCCGCGCGCGGTCACGACAACGAGCAGGCGCGGCGGCCGGCGCAGCGGCAGGAACGTGAACAGCCGCAGCGCGCCTCGCAGCAGCCGCAGCCGAAGGGCATGCCCGTCGCCGAGCTCGCGAAGCAGCTCGAGCGCGACGCGCGCGACGTCCAGACGCGCCGGGACGCCCTCGAGACCGGGATCCCAGAGGACGGCTACCGCGCATGGGTCGAACAGATGCTCGCCCACCCGATCCCGCCCACCGCCGCCTGGAACCGCACGCTGACCGACGATGAGCGGCAGATCCTGGAGGACGAGGTGCGCGCGCGGCGCGAGCTCGAGGGTGCTGGCGGCGCGAAGAAGTCGGGTGCCAAGATGCAGCAGAAGCGCGGTCCGGTCCAGGATCCGCCGCGCATCATGACCGTCGTCGACGCGGTGGAGGGGACGACCAAGATCGTCTCCTCGAGCCCGAGCACCGTAGCCAAGACGACGAACGGGAGCACGCCGCCGGTGACGTCGTCATGACCTGGCCAATCACCATCCGCCGCCGGGTGCGCCGGCTCCTCGAGGAGCTCGCCCAGGTCCGGATCGAGGGCATGCCCCTCGGGCTCGCCCGGGAGGCGGAAGAGATCCTGCCGAAGCTGCGCGAGCGTCTCCCACCCCGGAGGTCCGCACCGCTCTTCGCCGTCGCGCCGGCGGACAAGGGCGAAGGCGCGGCGCAGCACCGGCGTCGCATCCGGGCCGAAGTCATGCTCCGCGACGGTACGTGCTGTGCCGCTCTCTTCCTTGGCCAGCGCTGCTCCGGGCCGCCGGAGCTCGACCACTTCTTCGGCCGAACCAAGGCGCCGGAGACCGTGGAGACGACCTGGATCCTGTGTCAGCGCCACCACCGGCTGAAGACCGACAACGTGCCCCACCGCGCCGCCTGGCTAAGGCTCTTCAGGGAGCACGCGGTCCTGCATGCCTATCACTACGCGGTGAGGCTCGCGGGCAGAGGACTCGCGCTCGAGAGGGCGCAGCATCCTGAGGCGGTGGAGTAGCGGGATGCGCGGTGCGCTACTTCCCTGCGGTGACGGCGCGTCATGTGAGGCGCGTCCCGTCCTCGCGCATGAGCGCGCCCGGTGTGCCCTGGTCGGTGGAGCGGCAGCGGGTGAGGAGGGACGTCACCCCTGGCGTCATGGTACAGCCCCCCCTTGCATCCGTTTACGATTGTGTTAGACTCTTGTTATCGAACGGACGGCAGGGAGCCGGACGCGAGCAAGTAGGACCCGCCGGGGAAACCGGACCACAAGGGGACAAGCCATGATGACGTACAAGGGCATCGAAGTTGACCTCATCGACGACGAGACGGGCAGGGAGCTTGAGCCGGGCCGCTACTACCTGATTCTCAGCTCGCCGACGATGATCCGCAGCGGCGGCGACAGCTACTACCTGTCGCGGCGCCCTGGCCGGACGAACATGAGCCACGAGCCCAAGGTGCACGGCTGGCTCGGCACCACCAATGACATCGCCGCGTACGCCCAGGGCGCGGTGGAGCTCTACCAGAACAAGGGTGGCCACCTCCGGCTGCGCAAAATCGAGCCGGCCAGCGTGGATGAGGAGATCGGCGCGTAGCGAGACCCCTGGGCGCCGGCCGGAGTCACTGCGACGTAGACGACGGCCTCCAGGACGCTATCGAGGCGCGCGCCTGGGAGAATGAGCAACCCCTCCTCGCCGCGTCGGAGCGCATCGTGAGCACAGCCTGTTCCGCCCCCGGCAAGAACGGCGCACCCTGCGCCCGCCCCATCTACGCCCTCGGACTCTGCCGCGGCCACTACGCCGCCCAGCTCCGGGGCCGCCCACTCGTCCCGCTCCGGGATCGCACCGCATCTGCGCGCGAGGTCGTCTCCCTGCGCGTCTCGCCGGAGTGCCGGGAGCGCATCCTCGCCAAGCCGGCCGCGGCGCGACTCGTGCTCGAGCACTGGGCGAGGCGGGCGAGCTGATGATTTCGCACAGCGCCTCGGAGCGGGCGGCGCCGCCCGG